TATTCAGTAGCTGGCAATGCTGGCACTCCGCGCCGCCAACACTGGCAATGACAATGGCGATCCCGTTGCATGAACCGCCGAACATTCGATGAGGGAAGGGGTAAGCATCGCAGGTGCAAACCACCTCCCCGGCTCGCCGTTTCCTCATGATCCCCGCCTTTTTTCGATGAGGAGTACCCAATCCACTCCCGCAATTTACTGCTTTGATCGCATGAACCTACAGCCATAACTAAACCAACCGAATCGTTTCAGATTCTAATTTCTCATTGCACGTCTTGCGAGATAATCACACCGTGCAATTGCTAAATCTAACTGACGATATGAACTGTCACTTACACTATGTGTAATTCCTGAGATCATCACGTGAAAACCATCTTTGTTTTTTAATACCCAAAATTTTCCATTTTCATATGCTATGTCTTTCTCTTTGAGTCTCATTGCTCCACTCCACTACAATTCGTTTCGTTGAAGTCATCATAGCAAAGCCGATCGGATGGCTTTTGACAAAAAATGCTATTCCTGCGATTGCTGATTATTCCACCGATTCGGAATAGTGGAATAGATGGTGATTGCACCTGATTCCCTGGTGATTAGTTTTGACGAATCATGATTGCTTTTGATTGTTTCATTCTGTGCAATGATTTTGGGAGTGTTTCAGGATTTGCAACGAATTGCATAAATGTATGCACCATGCACGCAATTTGCCGTTCGAAGCCAGCAAAACGTCGAGTTGTGTTTCGCCAACATTTACGTCGTGTGGGAGTGTGGGGGAGGAATAATCTTACCTAAAAATTGCGCAAAAAGTGACCAATATAAGCCTATAATAGATATATAAGTATATGATAAATAATAATATTATTATTATTACTCTTTATCTTTATATATGTTTGGTAAGATTTCTCCGGGGATGTTATGGATTCACCTTGCGCAAGCCATAATTTTTAGATGTTCCGCCGCGAAAAAATGTATATAGGGATATATAGGGGATGACAGCAAATCTTACCAAACACGCCGAAACCCTTTGACGGCAAGGCCTGCGGCCTGTATTATCACCTTCCGAAACATTACCAAACGCCGTAAGTGTGGGGGAAACACAAATGCAATACAAAGGCTATGAGTTCGAAGAAGTCGACGTGTCCGAGTGGATGCGGTACGACGCAGAAAAGCAAGCCGCTTACCATGAATGGCTGCAATCCATCACGTTTGGCGACGCCACCAGGCCAGCCGGACGGAGCCAGGAAGCAGCGAAGACGGAAGGCACATTCACTGGCAATCGCTCATCCGAGATCCGGCGCATGTTCCTGGATGGCGGGCGGAGTATCCAGATGACGGCGGAGGAGTTCATGGAGAAGTTCGGCGTTAATCCGGTCGACAACCATTTCCGCAGGCCGTTGCTGAAACTCATGGAGCCGGGCGAGGTGTTGCGCGTTAGCCTGGGAGCGGGGTTAATCTCCGTCTTTACCGAGTTCGACGCAATGACTGGCTCGCACCTGGAGGCTGAGGCATACAGGCGGCAGGGCGCCACCTCCGAGCGGGAAAGGATTAAGGGTTTAGTGTCCGCTCTTGCCGTAGACTTCGCCGGGGATGCTCTGACCGGGATTTACAAGGCGAACTTGTTCGCGGCTATCGATCTTGGGTTGACCGCCAGCGATATCAGCCAGCACGGCAAGCAATAGCACTTTTTGTTAAAACCCCGGTCAGGTAGATCGGGTATTATCTTTCCATCGACAACGAAACGATGTGATGAGGAGTAAGGCAATGAAAAAAGAATTTGGCGTAAGTTATTTCGATTCGAAAGGCGTTAAACACTGGTTGGTTTTTGCGAATCGCTTTGGTTTCACGAAAAGTAAGGCAGAGTTCTTCCGCGAAAGCCTTATAAAAAAAGGCAATTTTATTGCCGCTGAATTAGCAGTTGAAATTCTTTAAGCAACCTGGATATGAAGATGAGCAAGAAGAATCCATATTCAACGAGCAATTACCATAACGAACACGTCATGCGCTGGCACTGGCAGAAGCTCAAAGAGCGCTACCTTGCACGCCAGGGCAAATAATCACAATAGCGCCGCTAAGGTGGCGCAATGTCCCCACAGTAAACACGGCTCACGCCAGGAGGATTGGCAATGCCACGATTTTCAGCAACAACAAAACTTCGCACCTTCGCCGGGATGCCGATCCCATACTCATCAACCAAAGCCGTACAGGGTAGCGAGCACGGCGTATACTTCCACTGGTTAGGAAAGTGGCGCTTCACCGTCATTCGCGGCTTTTACGTGACCTGCGACCGAGTGGATATTGAAGACCATTCCGGCGGGAACCAGATTAAGGAGTTCAATAAATGCAAACTGTAAGACTTCGATTCACTGGAAATGACAACAACGAGGACACAGCGAAGGCGTTCACCATCGGCAAGGTTTATGACGTTGATTCGTACAGCTTTAAGTTCGGCTATCTGACTCACGACGATGAAGGTGAGCCGTGGTTTATCGAAAGCGACGATCGTGACTTTGAGATTTTGGCGGAATAGCACTTTTTGCTAAAACTCGATCGGGGCAATGCGTTATTATTACCCCATCGAAACAGAGGAGCAAAAAACATGATTGGCAACCACAACAACGAACTGAACGCAGCAGCCCACCGTCGCGCCGTCGAGCATAACTTCAACGCGCTTAAAGTAGCCTGCGATGAGATGAAAGCAATGCTTGAACTGCCGTCATGGGATCCCCAACTCGAAGACTACTATGACGGCCTCCGCGTCAAGCGTGACGATATCATCAACCGCCTGCGCCTGGCCGGAATGTTTCTGTAAGGAGAACGCAATGATTCACGAAGTTAAATCCGGCGAGCGAGTAGTTGCGACCATTACGCAGCGCCACGTTGTAGCCTTCCAGTTTAACATCCCTGGCACGTTCGATATGCAGTCGCTTGACGTGCCAGTTTGGGCCAACACGGTTGCCATTGATGCCGACGGCTCAATTTGGGCCTATGAGTCGACCGTTGAAAATGTTCGCCTACTGAGCTACTCGCCTGATTCATGGGTGGATAAGGGGCATGGCGTAAACAAAATGGTTCAGGTGGGCGAAATGGCTCGCTTCCCTGATTGGGCAAAATCGAAGATTGACCTTCGCGGCCTGAAATAGCACGAATTGCTAAACGCCCGGTAAGGGGATCGGGCATAATAATCACGAAGTCTATTAACAAACCGATTATGCAAGGAGACAGAAGAATGCAACAATTTGAATCTCGCGGCAAGACCTACAACCTGCCGGACACTGCTACCCATGCCGCACCTGGTGCGTGCGTAGGCGTCTACTTTAAGGATGGCGATAGCTGGTTTTTCATGGGGGATGTGATTGGGGACGTCCCACCGAAGAAATGCGGCTTACTCTTGGGCTTCTACGATCACGACGTGGTGGAGTTGAAGCCAAAGCGCGTACCTTTCGCTTTCTGGAACAAAATCAAAGGGGCGATCTTTAAATGAACCAATTCGAATTCCTTGCGCGGGCGCACCGTGCGCTTGCAATGTACGCCTTCAGCAAGAAAATGAAGATTATCAGTGTTGAGGTTGAGTTCAACAATATCAGCATTTCCGGCTATGTGGGCGGCTCACTACATGTAACAAAATTCAGCTTTCCGTCGCTGGCCAGCCTGGAGCGTGAGGCGTTCGGTTTCTGAATAGCACTTTTTGCTAAACGCCCGGTCAGAGGATCGGGCATAATGGCCATACACCAAACAACGGAGATTCACAATGAAACAGATCGTCAAAAACGCAGTTGTCGCCATCGTCGGAACCAACTTCGAAGGCAAGAAAAGCCGCATTCACCTTTTGCACGTTGGCAATGATGGAAAAATGCGTGGGGCGCTCTACTACGGCGAACGCGGAGAGGTCTTGTACGATTCTAAATTCCTCTACCGCCTTGTCCGCTTCCAGCCTGAAAAGGAGTTCATGGAGTGGTCGCCGGAATACCTCTGCGAAGGGCTGGTGGTCGAATCGTTCGTTGCCGATCCTGTTAAGCTGACCTCGCGCGACTATAAGCGCATGGCCCGCAAGGCTCACAAACTAATGAAGAGCACGCCGAAAAGCCACGTCTGGCACATCTTCGCCAACAAACTGTAAGGCCAGATGTGATGGAAACCGTAACCGTAATTTGCACTCATGCGAGCTACGCTCCGATGGCTCCATTCTTCACCGTCGGCAAGGAGTATAACGCCAGATTCGGCCGCGGCCTTGATGAAGTATGGATTTTGCAGGATGACCAGGGAACCACGGAAGAGGGAGAATTCTGGTTGGCATGCCGGATGCCGGACGAAAAGATCGCGATGTACGCCAATCGCCCTTACGAAAACAATGTTCTATTTGAGGTGAAAGTATGAAAGTAAGCAAAAAGAAACTCGCGCTGTATTGGGCCTTCTTCCTGGGCGGCCTGGTACTGCATGACCACGTAGGCTGGCAGGCGATCGGCATGATTTGCATCATCATTGGGGTATGCCGCCTGTCTGAGATTAACGGATTCCGCCGTGGGTATCGGGCAGCGTTCAGCGGCGAAAAAGAATAGCACTTTTTGTTAAAACTGCCGTAACGTCATTTGATAAAGTGGCGTTACTGAAGTGAACAATCCAATCAGGAGCAACGCAATGAACGATAATTTAATCGCACTGCTGGAAGAACTGAATTCCTACGGCTGCGCATACATTGAGCTTTCGAGCGAGCAGGTTATTGAAGTCGCAATCGACGATGACGCCGGGTTCACCAGATTAAGGATTGCGGCAGGGGCCGAAGAGGAATTCGAAGACTGCGGCATCCGTGAAGTAACCAACCTTCTTGAATCCCACCAGGTGAAGGAGATCCGCTAATGAACACCATCAAACTTATGGTTGTCAATGTAGCACGCGAGCGTGAACGCCACCTTATCGGCTGCGTATTCGATGCCGTCGAGGTGCGCGAACCACTAGGCACGGTACACGTAATCAAGGGCGGATACCTGAACGAATTCATCGTCAACCCGCTGGACACTGACGAAGATTTGACCATCCGTGTTGGTGGCGAGCCGGAAAACGCGCTTTTCCACCTGCGGAAAGTATCGAAGGCATCGCAGCGCAAGTTGCTGGTTCGCGCACTGAAGCGCATTGCGAAGGAGCGCGGTTACACCGACGCATACATCCGCAAGTTCGGCACGTTCGCTGGCGTCGGCGATTGGGCGCGAGCCTGGGCCGACTATTATTTCAACAGGTCAGGTGAATTCTGTTCCGTGCATACGGACTGGCTTCATGGAACTGAACACGATCCAGTTAACGGCGACGAATGGTACGAATTCATTGAGGCGGAATTAGACGCCCTTTGATAGCACGAATTGCTAAAACGAACGTCCGGGGATGGTGCATACTATCCCCACACTAACGAACAAAGGAACTCACAAATGAAAAGTCAGAAAATTACCCTGATCCCGTCAGTCGACTCACCGGTAAATGTTTTCGCAAAATTCACAAAAGGGAAGCGATACCCAGCAGTCGCCCTCACCAACTATTCTGGTGATCTGCTTTACAAGGTCAGAGACGACAAAGGGCGCGTGTATACGGTGCATACAAGATCGTCTCACCACCTTGGCGGCCATCACTTCGATATTGAGTACCCGGTCGAAGATTGCAGTAAGCGCGACTCGTTAACCTACGATGACAGCCGTTCTATCGCCATTCGCGCTGCAACCATCGGAGACGGAATCATTAACCGGGCCTGCATCGTTGACCTGATCCCGTCCGACAACTTCGCCAAAGACGACGACCCGCTGTTAACCGCCGTCATTCGCGCCGGGATCGGCTGGGCGCTTAGTGATGCCTCGTGCGAATCATTTATGCGCGAACCATTCTCACGAATCGCGGAGCTTGAAAAGCAGGTTGCGTTCCTGACTGGTGAACTTCAGGCGGCTATCGCCACGATCGAGAAGGTTCGGGAAATCATGCGCACCGAACCTGGCTATGACGTTGAAGATCACGCGCGAGTTTTGCGCATGATGGCCGACGCTTTCGCAAAGCTCCAGCAATAGCACGAACCACAAACACTAACCGGGGTTGCTGCATGGCCACCCCACCAAAGACAAGGAAAAACATCATGATTTACGCAATTATTGCCCTGGTGGTTCTTATTCTGGCCCTGTATGCGTGCGGCTGCTTCCTCATGCGGGCCTTCCTGAAATCTGCGGATTCTACCGACAAAGAAGATCTTTATCCTGTGCTTTGCTGGCCCTGGATTACACTTTCCGCCGTTGGCAGCGTGATCATTTCCCGCAATTTTAAGTGGTGAGATGGCTTTTGGGTGCCAAAATGGATTGCCTGCCAAATAGCACGAATTGCTAAAACCGATCAGGGGTAAACTGGTATAGTTACCCCATCGAAACGAAACGGAGTTACAGCAATGAAAATCAAAATCACCAAAATAGACACTCTTAACGGCGACGGCTCAATTACCCTGGAAGAATGCGGCCTCAAAATCGGCGAAGTTCTTGAGGTCGACGGCCACTTCAACGACGGCTCCTACTGTGTGATCGCTCCGCGCAATAGCGAGTTTATCCAGTCTGGTGACAATATCAGCGTAAGCGCAGACGAATGCGAGGTTGTGGAAGAATGAGCAACAAAATTTGGGTACTGACTTACACCATTGGAACCAACGAGGGGCGCAAGTCGCGCCGCCTCATCTGCGACACCAAAGAGCAGGCGATTATGCAGCAAACCGTTCTTGGTGGTGATCTTGTCGAGTATATCCGCAAGCCTGAAGCGTTCAAGGTGAACTGGCCGGAAGGCATGGATATCAACGGCGCGTTAGCGAGCCTGCGTGAGATGCAGCACAACCCGAAGACGCGGAGCGACTTTCAATGCCTGCGGGCGGAGCCGGAAGTGAATACAGATCCGTTCACCAGTATTCGAGCGCAGCACGCGGAATGGTCGGATCGCCAGTTTGGCAACATTGGGCCAGTAGGGCCGCTCAAACACCTGGCGAAAGAGGCGATTGAGGCCGCCGAAGCGCCGGATGACATTAGCGAGTTCGCCGATATCATCATGCTGGTGTGGGACGCAACCCGCCGCGCAGGAATCACCGATGAGCAGTTGGCAATGGCGGTGGCGGAAAAGCTGGAGCGGAACAAACGCCGCCAGTGGGGAATCGTCAAAGATGGCGAGCCGTGCCACCACTTGAAAAATTAACGAATTCGTATACCATTTAAAGCGCCTGTAAGTGATTCTGGCGGGCGCAAATTTTACTAAGGTGATTCTATGTCTGAGTTCTCAAAAGTCGAAGATATGCCGATTGGCGCAACGGTAACTGGTATCCAGATGAGTGAGTCGGTCGATACGATTACTCCGCTGGCCTTCCCGGTTACACAGGTCGAAACCGATAGCAAAAAAGGTTTCATCTTCATCTACAAAAATTTCAACGCCCCTCTGCGTGTCGAGATCTTCATTGCTCGAGGAACCTGGGTCGAATGGGAGAAGGCTTAAATGTTCGGACTGAATGAGGCGCAGTACAACGCTGTGAAGCGCGTAGCGAAACGAATGACGGCGGAAACAAAAGACGCCATACGGAAAGACAAAAAGACTTACGATCAGGTTGCAGCCCAGATGATCGATAAGCATTGGGCCGAAGTCAACACGCTGTTAACTCGCGGTCAGTTTATCTGGCTGGCTGGCTATCTCGAAGGCCGTTTCGGTCGCCGTGATGGCGAGTATGAGTAAAAAGTAAGCGAACGAATCAACCGCCTATTGACGCATTCACGCTGACCGGGTATCGTTAAAAGCGTAGACACAAGAGGCGGTAAGCATCCGCAAGTCTCGCCCCGCTTAGGGGCTTTTATTAAGGGGTGATGATGCAGTACAAGGTCATACTCACAGCAAGGAAAATGGGCGGCTTTTGCAAGTCCTGCATTCAAGAGTTCAGTGTGACGATTGAAGCGAACGATACCGCCGACGCGGTGGAGAAAGCAAAAAAGCAATCCGGCGTAAATCTGGATACGCACAAAATCAATATCAACTACATAAGGGAAGTCAATCAATGTTAACTCTTATTATTGCTTTGTTAATGCTGTTCATAGGCTATCATGTTGGCGCGGCTCACCTTGTCGAGCGACTTTCAAAGCGGGTACATGAAGGCACGTTTGCTGCCATGATGTACAACAAGAAAACGGCACGTTGGGAAAAAATTGGCGATCCGGATGGTATCGCAAAGCGAATTGCTTTTTCGCCGCTTCCGTATGCTGACTGCGAGCCTTTCGTGAAACTCCAGAAGACGCTGAATCGGCGAAACAAACTGATATGACAAAAGAACCCGCTTCGGCGGGTTTTTTTATGCCCGCGATCTGATATACTCGCAAATCAACATAGAAGGAGGGTACAAAATGTCTGAAGAACGTAGAAAACGCGTAACGAAATCGCACTTTGCAGGCAACTTTAAAGCGCTATATGAAAAGGAGTTCGGCGTGGTACTAGGGCGCACGGCAGAGATGACGCCGGAACAATTTTTTGATATCGCAAAGCGTTACTTCCAGTGGGCCGAAGATAACGCAATCAAGGCTGCGGAAACGGCAACGTTTCAGGGCGACGTTAACGAGTGGGGAGTGAGCAAGCCTCGCATTTTTACGATCACAGGGTTAAGCCTGTTTTGCGGCGTGAACCAGTCAACGCTTGGGCGCTACCGTCACGATCCCAACTATGCTCCCGTCATGGAGTTCATCGACTCCGTGATTTATGAGCAGAAATTTCAGCTTGCTGCCGTCGGCATGATTAACGCTTCTTTCGTCGGTAAAGAGATGGGGATCGATAAGCCGCCAGTGCTGAACATCGACGCTATCGCCGGGGATAAGAACGAGATCACCGAAGAGAAGTTAGAGAAGGCAGTGACCAATATTCTTGATAAGCTGTAAGGGTCAGATATGAACGAAATGATCATTTGGGAAGACCTGTCGCCAGCAGATAAGCTGGCAATTAAGGCGCTGAGTACGCGCAACTTTTCGCTATTCCTGAAGATCTGGTTCCAGATCATCCAGGGAGAAAAGCTAATGTGGAACTGGCATCACTCCTACTTTTGCCACACGGTTGATGAAATTATCGCCGGGAAGCGCAAGAGCACGATCGTTAACGTTGCGCCAGGCTCCACGAAGACTGAGGTGTTTTCAATCCACCTCGCGCCGTATGCGTATCTTAAATGCCGGAAGGTTCGAAACCTTCAGATCTCGCAGGGTGACGCACTGTCAAAAGGAAACTCGGATCGCGTGATTAAGATCTTCTCATCAAGCGAGTGGCAGGAGCTATGGCCATCAAAGTTCGGGCGCAAGCAGATCGATGAATTTCAGGTCATGGACGATAACGACCGCGTAAGGCTGGAAATGGTCTCCCGTTCGTCTGGCGGTCAGATCGTCGGTAAGCGTGGCGGGTACATGACGCCAGGGTTTAGCGGCCTTATCGCGCTGGATGATATCGACAAACCCGATGACATGTTCTCGAAGGTGAAGCGTGAGAAAAACCACGTACTACTGAAAAACACCATTCGATCCCGTCGAGCGAAGAAGAAGAAGGGCGACGAAACGCCAATCCTTTCCGTGCAGCAGCGATTGCACGCGCAGGATGCCACCTGGTTCATGATGAGCGGAGGGATGGCCATCGACTTCGATCGCATTGTTATTCCGGCGATGGTAACGAGGGAATACGGCGAATCGCTCCCTGACTGGTTGAGACCTGAGTTCGAACGCGATGTGCTTTCTGGCCCGTCGGTGGTCATTGACGGCGTGGAATACTGGTCATTTTGGGAGGGGAACGAATCGATCGAGAACCTGGTTGCGCTACGCGAAGCCGATCTTTATACGTTCCTTTCGCAGTATCAGCAGGAGCCAATCGCCCTGGGTGGTAACGTGTTCAAGTCGGAGTGGTGGCGCTATTACGGCGATTCCGACAAGGCGCACGAGCCGCGCCCGGACAAGTTCGAATATACGTTCATCACTGCGGACACCGCGCAGAAGGTCAAGGAGCTAAACGACTACTCCGTAATGTGCTATTGGGGCAAGTACCGGGATCGCGTCTACTTCATTGACGGTATTCGCGGCAAGTGGGAAGCGCCAGATCTCCGCGTGCAGGCCGAAGCATTCATCAAGCAGTGCTGGCGTCGGAACAAGGAGTGCGGAAACCTTCGCCGGATCTACATCGAAGACAAAGCGAGCGGTACTGGTCTAATCCAGGATTTAACGAAGGCGGTAAACGGCATGGGCGAGATCGTCCCGGTGCAGCGCGATAAAGATAAAGTCACTCGCGCTATGGATGCGCAACCAATCATCAAAGGCGGGCGTGTCGTGCTGCCGGACAATCATCCGTTCGTTGCGGAGCTTGAGGCAGAGATGAGCGCGTTTACATATGACGATTCTCATCCACACGATGACATTTGCGACAACGTGTTTGACGCCGCAAACCTGGAAATGAACCTAAGCGATGATCCGGTGGAGCGAATGAAACGCCTTGCGGGATTGAAAAAGCTGGGTCGCTGATACATAATGTGGGCCTGACGGCCCACACTTAAACAAGGTTGAAATATGAATAACATTAAGATGGACGACTATAATCAAATCTTTAATGGTGGCGCTGGTTATGCGTCAACACTCGCGTCTATAGCGGCAAGATTTGGAACAATGTCGCAGGTTGAAGAGTTCTATCATGAAAACGGCATGGCGAAGAAAATCGTTGACGTGATCCCGGAAGAGATGGTCGCTCCCGGCTTCCAGCTAAACGGCATTTCAGATAACACCAAGTTTCAATCAGAATGGGACGGGTTAAATCTGGAGCCGCAAATCACCGATGCTCTTTGCTGGGCGAGGCTGTATGGTGGCTCCTACGTCCTGGTGATGGTTAACGATGGTCGCGCGTTGACTTCGGCAGCGAAGCAGGGTAAGCCGCTCGAATCGATCGTTGTTTACGACCATGATTCCGTTTCCGTCGCAGAGGAGGAAACCAGCCCGCGAAGCCCACGATTCGGAAAGCCTAAAATGTACGAGGTGAAGCCGCTAAACGGCGGGCAACCGTTCAAGGTGCATTATACCCGTATGCACTACATCGACGGCGAGCGAGTAACCAATAAGGTGCGCCAGCTAAACAAGGGCGCTGGTGGTTCGGTGCTGAACAAGTCGATCATTGAAGCGATTCTTGACTACGACTATTCGGAATATCTGGCAACGCAGCTACTGAAGCGCAAGCAGCAGGGCGTTTGGAAGGCGAAAGGCCTGGCGCTAATCTGCGACGACAAGGAGGGCGAGTATGCGGCCCGGTTGCGCATGGCGCAGGTTGATGCTAATTCCGGCGTCGGAAACACGATCGGCATTGATGCGGACGACGAAGAGTACACCGTTATCAACTCCGATATTTCAGGCATCCCGGAATTCCTTTCCGCGAAGATGGATCGGATTGTCGCGCTGTCAGGCATTCATGAGATCGTGCTAAAAAACAAAAATACTGGTGGCGTAAGCGCAAGCCAGAACACGGCGCTACAGACGTTCTACAAACTGGTTGACCGAAAGCGCAATGACGATTACAAGCCGCTGTTAGAATTCCTGTTACAGTTCATCGTAACGGAGGAGGAATACAGCGTCGAGTTCGAACCGTTGTCGCTGCCTACCGATGCGGAGAAAGCGGATATCTTCCAGAAGAACGCCAACGCGGCTCGCGGCCTCGTTACCGACCAGGTTATTGACGCCAACGAAGCGCGTGATACTCTGTCGGCGTTGATTCCAGAACTGAAGCTAAAAGGCAACGCGCCGGAACAGAAAAAACTCCCCGATCGCACCACTGGTTCAGGGAAGACGCAAAGCGAAGAGATCTTAAACAACACGGAGGCGGATGATGAAAGTTAACGGCAGAATCCCAAACTGGCGTTATCCTGAAGCAAGCGAGCGGGAATTATCCCGCTCCATGCAGGACGCAACAACCGATCTCGTGGTAGAAATGCGTGATCGCTTAGACCGCCTGAAGTTCGATGCCACGGCGGAGGAAATCAGCCAGGCGGAAGACGATATCAGCGAATCGGCCATCGTGTTCTTTTCCGCCGTAATTGCGGCGCTTTCCTCCATTGGGTTGACCATCTATAGATTCAATTCTAAGCAGTGGCTTGCAATTGCGATCGCGGCTGGCGGGCGGAACAACGAATCAGTTATGCGCCTTAAAGAATTCGGCGCTGGTGGGTATGAAGACTGGTATCAGGAATCGCTAAATAAGTGGCAGGATTCCGCCGAAGCGTCGATCAGGAAGTTAGCAAGCGATATCGTTGCTGACTGGACGACGAAAGTTAGAACCTCCAACAATATCGGCAAGTCTCGCAAGCAGATCGATGAAATCATCGAAGGTCGATACGCTATCTATGGTAGCTGGTCGCGCAACCGGGCAAGCGGAATCATCGGAACTTTTAACAGTATGTTGATGATGCAGCGCCTAAAAGATGCTAAAGTATCGCATTACTTTTGGTTCGGGATGATGGACGACCGCGAGCGCGAGAGCCATATCAAGCTAGAAGGTAAGCGACGCCCCGTTAATGGTGACGGCATTTTCCCCGGTGAAGAGTACGGTTGCCGTTGCTGGGCGGTTCCAGATTTTAACAATGTAGAGGTATCATGATGAAAAGAGTTCAAAGGTTCGACACGGTAAAGGTAAAGGCCCGATTCGATGAAAACGGCTTCCTGGTTGACACTCCGATCGTGGCGCGTATCGGTGCGCAAACGTACCAGACGCCAACCGGGCCGCGAGTCGAGTTCCGCCCGCGTTCTGAGGTGTTTGATGCTGAATCACTGGCTTCATACCAGGGCAAGCCGATCACTTTGGGTCATAAGATGGTGAACGCGCAGAACGCAAAAGGCCTGGTCGTTGGATCGTGTTCCGGCGCTGGCAAAGAAGAGGGGATTGGCGTTCTTGTTCCGGTGATGATTTACGACGGAGAGTCAATCGAGCAAGCCAAAAAGCGCGTAGCGGCTGAGTTATCCGTGGGTTACACTTCTGTAGATATCGATCGCAAAGGCTGGGGCAACAACGCAACTGGCGAATACTATTTCGACGAAGACCTGCCGGAAAACTTCGAAGAGATGAAAAATGATTCCGTATCTGATTGGGTTCGCTTTGATGCAGTGCAAACCAAGATTCGCGTAAATCACGTCGCGCTGGTGTTCCGTGGTCGTGCCGGGATTGCGAAATTAAATCTTGATAGCGAACAAGAATTCCCATATGATGACGACTCAAACCACAAAGGAGCAAAAACAATGATCATTAAAATTGACGGCGTAGATGTTGAAGTGGCCGATAACGTAGGCGCTTACATTGCCAAACTAGACGCGCAAGTTGCATCGGCAACCAGTCAGGTAACGAACATCACCGCAGAACGTGACGCGCTTCAGGCCAAAGTTGATGGCATTGAAGACGAAGTTGCCGCCCGCGTTGCTAAAATCAAAGCCGACGAAGACGCAAAACAGAAAGTCATTGCGGTTGTTTCTGCCGCTGGCGTCAAGTGTGACGGCCTGGATGTTAAGGCCATGAAAGTTGCTTACATCAAAGAGGTAGACGGTCGTGATCTGTCTGATAAAGAAGATTCGTACATCGACGCTTCTTTTGACTTTATCGCCAACTCTGATAAGATGGCTGGCAATCGCTCCAAAGTCTTCGGCAAGAAAGAAGATGGCGAGCAGAAAGACAAAGGCGGCTTACCGAAACTTGACGGCACCGAAATCATCGATCCGCAGGCAAAATTTCGCCGCTAATAATTTGCGGCCTTCGGGCCGCTACCAGACCAAATAAACAGGAGATTCAAAATGGCACAGATTCCAGCTTCTTATTCACGCAAGCGTGATATTGCTGTTCCGGGGCAGATCGCTGATACGTCGCTTTACAACATCGATGGTACTTGCGTTGCTGAAGGCGATATCAAGGCTGGCGTACTGGTGGCTTCCACTGGCGTAGTTTCCAATGGCCACAAGGTCGTTAAGCCAGCGAAAGCAGCGAGCGACGTCATTGTAGGCATCGCGCAGTTCTCGCAAGCCTACTCGCCTGAAGGCAAGTATGACGATGAGAGCGCGGTTAACGTTATGACTCATGGCCGCATTTTGGCGATCGCGGATGCAACTGTTACTGAAGCAGATTGCGTGTTTGATTCTTTCGCCACATTTACCGCAAATGGTACAGTGGCAAAGGGTAGCGCCGGGGTTATCAAAACTGGCTATAAACACACTGGCGAATACACCAAAAACGCAGATGGAACCGTCCTGGTGAAAATTCAGGTACTTCAGGGCGCGGTGGCTCCGGCTGCTGCTGGTTAATAAATAAGGGGCTTCGGCCCCATTTTTGAACCAGAAAAAAACCTTTGACGGCTTAACGATTCGTGATATTCTTCATCTCGTTAAGCCAAATACACAAACAGGAGTTTTCAGATGACTATGAAATTAGATGCATTCGAACAGAGTGCCATTAAGGTCGCAATGCAGGGCATGGGCGTCGATGCCGCAAAACTGGATGCTTACGGTATCTGGACTGTTAAGCAGATGACTCAATTACTGAATCGCCAGTATGAGCAGGCATACCCGCAGACCAGCGCACTTGAGCTTTTCCCGGTAACCACCGAGATCTCGCCGACCGCCCGCCGCTTTGAGTGGCTCGAATTCGATGGCGTAACTTCTGCGAAAATTATCGCCGATTACACCGACGATCTTCCGACCGTTGAAGCGATGGCGAAAGAGAAATCCGGGAAAGTTTTCCGCCTTGGTAACGCGTGGTTTATTTCCATCGACGAAATTAAAACCGGGGCAGCGCTGGGTTCCAGCCTGAGCGACCGCAAAGCAACTCTGGCCCGCGAAGGTCATGAAACGCTCGTTAACGATCTGGTGTTCAAAGGTTCCGCACCTCATGGCATCGTGAGCATCTTCGACCAACCGAACATTAACCGCATGACCGCTTCCGCCGCTTGGGGCGATGACGCAGCAGCGGCTGAAAAGGCATTCGAAGATCTGGAAGACCTGCTAAACATGATCGAAGAAACTACGCTGGGCCGCCATCACGCGACCAACATCGTGATTCCTCCGTCTAAGCGTCGTCTTCTGACGAAAAAGATGCCGGACACTAGCGGCGACTCTTATCTTACCTGGTTCACCAAGAACCACCCTAACATCACCATTACGGCGATGGCTGAGCTGGAAGATATTGACGGCGCAGGCACCAAAGGCGTGCTGGCATACGAAAAAGACCCAATGAACATGAGCATCGAGATCCCTGAGCGGTTCAACATGCTGCCGATGCAGCCGAAAGACCTGCATTTCAAAGTTCCTTGCACCTCCAAATGCACTGGTCTCATCGTGTACCGCCCGCTGACTATTGCGATCCTCACCGGGATTTAATCAAAAAGCGCCTTCGGGCGCTTTTTTATTGCATTGCATTCTACAATGTGCTTTAATTTGAAACCTAAAGTAAACCAATGGAGCATTAACAATGGCCAGTAAAAAAGAAACCGTAGAAACCGCAGAAATCACCAATGCAGCACAGGAGTCGCAGGTTGTTCAACTGCAAAACGTTGGTGCATGTGCAATTCGCTATAAAGGCAAAAATTACGTCTATGAACAGGTTTTTGAAGTGCCGGAAAACGAAATCGACCGCTTCCGCCACGAAATTTTCAAAGGCCGGGTCGAGTTCTACGACAATCCGAAACGCACGCGCGAATACATCGCAGCAGTGAAGGCAACGGCGAAAGAGATCGTGCAGCCTAAGAGCGCGGAATAACAAAAACCAACAAAGGGCGCTTCGGCGTCCTTTTTCATATCAGGAGATTAAAAATGCTAAAAGATATTGATTACGTCCTGCTTGAGATCCAGCGTTTAGCGCCACCAATGAAATCCGTTGAAGTTGAAGTTCTCGCTGCGTGGATTGACCTGGCATCAGAATTCGTAAGCCCTTCTCGTTTTGGCGACTCTTATTACAAGGCGCTTGCTCTGTACACGCTTCATCTAATGGTTCTTGACGGTGCAATGAAGCAAGATGGCGATAGCGTGGAAAGTTATTCGCAGCGAGTTTCCTCGTTTTCCCTGACTGGTGAATTTTCGCAAACTTTCGACCGTGTTTCATCAGACAGTTCTGGAAAGGAAATACGACAAACGCCGTGGGGCAAAATGTATGAAATATTGCTCAAGAAAAAAGGTGGTGGGTTCGGGTTAATTACCAGTGGAGGTGGTCATTGCGCGATGCATCGAAGGAGGATAGATAGCTTTGATATCCAGGAGCTTATTGAATCCGTATCGCTAAACAGTGCTCGCATTAACTCGCTTGGTGAGTATCTGATCGGAAAAGAAATTAAGAGGCCGCAGCCATGAACTACAAAGCAATCCAGGACCGCGCAAGTGCGGGCATTAAGTTTTTCAGCGACGCAGACGGCGTATTCAAAAAGTACACGAAAGGAGCTGGTGGCGGGATAGATCCGGAAACCGGGGAAGATATAATTCCTGGAGAGGTGGTAACGACAATCAAGGGCGCGATCAGGGATGTAAATGACCGTGACATTAACGGAGAAACCATCCTCGCTGGCGATAAGCGCGGGTTTTTCACTCATGATGTGCCAATCATGGAGGGTGACGAAATCGAAGTAGACGGTGAGCGATATCGCGTGGTTAATGCCCGTCCGGTAAAACCAACTGGAACCGTTGTCGCCTACCGCCCAGTTTTACGCAGGGTGGCGACTTATGGCTAATTACACGATCCGGGAGTTTACTGGTGCAATTGATGCATGGTGTAAGGCCGCTGGTGATGCGCTGGAGGACGTTGTAAGGTTTACGTGTGAAGATATTCACCGCGACCTTGTAATGCGTTCTCCGGTGGATACGGGGCGCTTCCGTGGTAACTGGCAAATCACCTTTAACCGCGCCCCGCTTTACGCGATTAACGCATATGACCAAACTGGCGAAAAGACAATCCAGAACGGAAAAGCCAACATTGCACTATACGCAAAAGGTGCTGGGATCACTTCGATCTGGTTCAGTAACATGCTAATCTATGCGAACGCGCTGGAATACGGCCATTCAAGGCAGGCTCCCAATGGCGTTATGGGCGTTGTTGCGATCCGGTTGGGCGTTTATGTTACTGAGGCAATCAAGCGAGCGAGGGCGAAAAATGCATTATGATATGGCGTTAAAATGCAAGGCGGCAGTGGCTAAATTTGCCGCCGAGAACGGGTTAGTAGTTGCAGGAGATAACGTTGACTTTAGACCCCCGGCGGGAGGTGAGACCTACCTTAAAGTTTCATACGTCGAGGCGTATTCAAGATCGGTTGACATATCAAGGAAATGCCGCGTCTATATGGGGATGGTTCAGATTGACGTTATCTTTAAGCCGGGGAACGGAACAGACCATGCGAGGCTTATTGCGCAAAACGTTGCAAAATATTTTCCCGAAGGTGAAATAATTGATCCTATTAATAAAGTTTATGTGAGCGAGTGGGCGGAAGTACACGGCGTACATAAGCACGAGAGGGGTTGGTTCTTCCCGGTTCGGTTCACAGTAAGATGCAACAGCGTGGAGGATAGCGGTTATCCAACCACCTAACTGATCTTAGAGGTGCTTATAATTTCTTGCCAGCCTGGAAATATATAGGCATAATGGCGTTGTTAAACTTTCATCAAAACAGGAGTATTCAACATGCATTTACCAAACGGTGCAAAGGTCTTCTTTGAGAAGACTCGCGGTTCGGAGATTCCGTTTACCGCAATGACCAACGACGCGAAAAACCCAAAAATCACAGTGGCTGACGGCAAGCTGAAGGTGAAAGATATTGTGATCTTCACCGATTGCACCTGGGGCGACTTCGTTAACAAGGTGGCTCGCGTAAAAGCAGTGACAGCAGGTGTGGCAACGCTGGAAGAGTTCGACACCTCCGACACTAACAAGTATCCGGGCGGCGCGGCAACTGGTAATGTGAGCGTGATCACTGATTGGGTGGAATTGCCTTGCATTCAGGATTTAGGCAAAGACGGCAACGAACAGCAGTTCTATAACTATCAGTGCCTTGGCGATGAGCGCGAGCAATCCGAACCTACTTACAAGTCGGCGGTGACGCTTAACTACACGTTTGCGCACGATTACAGTAACGCGATCTACCCTGTGTTGCGTTCAGCCGACGCCAGCAAGCAGGCGAGAGCGATGTACATGTATATCCCGCGAGCTTCCGAGGTTCGTTACTGGTCTGGAATTGCATCTTTCGATGACATTCCTTCCACGGCTGTTAACGAGATGGAAACGGTAACGCTTAACATTGCGCTTAAAGGTGCTCATGTCTTCCTTCCGGTTGCCGTGTAATTAAATGGCGGGGCTTGTGCCTCGCCTTTTTTTGTGCATAATAGCGAATAACACAAACCAATCAGGAGTTAACAAAATGGCTAAATTCAAAATTCAAATTGGCGGCAACCTCCCTTCCTTCAAACTGCCCGTAACCTTCACTTGCCCGGATGGCAAAGAAGCGACCATCACCATGACCGTAAAACATCGTTCAACCGATGAGATGAAAGACTTCTATGAGAGCGAAGATAAAGCGCCGAAGGGTAACGCCGAGTTTATCCGCTTCATGGCTGAAGGTTGGGATCTGGATGACGAATTCAGCGATGAAAACATTTCCTGGCTTTGCGCTCACTTCCCGGCGTTCGTCATGGCACTGCCACAAACTTACATGGCCGCGCTTGCGGGCCACCGTGCAAAAGTTTAAGGCGGGCTGTTTATCTCACGCTTCAGCCTGAGCTAACCGATCGCCAGCTTGCGGAGTACGGGTTAAGGCGATCGGATTATGAAGCAGATCTTGAAACGATCTATTTTGATGAACAGACCGCCCAAAGCTGGCAGCTATTCCAGGCCATGCAAACGCAATGGCGAATCGGGATGAATGGCCCGACGGGGCTTGACTATAATACGTTGCCACTGCTGTTCGAATTGTATAAAATCGACAATCGAGAAGCGGCATTACTTGACTTGCAGATCCTTGAGGGTGAATACCTGAAAGAGATTTACAAGAAATCCAAATAAGCGCCTACGGGCGCTTTTTTCATATGGGGGCTAAACATGGCTGATAAAGTAGCTGGGTTGACGTTTGGCGTTGACGTTTCGCAGGTTGATAAAGCGGTACGATCACTCGCAGAACTGAAGAACCAAAGCCAGCAAACGGGCGCTGGCCTACAGTCACTTGCGGACGCTGAAAGGCGGGCCACGGCGCAAACCGAGGAAATGAACCGCGCGTTGCAGCGGCAGAAGCAAGAGACAGACAAATCAAAAACCAGCTTTAGCAAGATCGCGAGCGCCATCGATCCCACGATCTCAAAAATGGCCAACTTGCGCAAAGCGACGGAAGAACTTGATAAAGCATGGGCTTTGGGGCTTGTTCCAGATGATGAATTTTTCCGCCTTGGCGCTATCATTGAATCAACGACCAACAAATTACGGCAGCAGCAGGCGGCGCTAACCGAAGAAGGCCGCGCAGCAATTGCAGAGGCAGAGGCGAAGGAGAAAGCAACGAATGCTGGTCGTGATTTTGTCGCCAGCTTGAAGCAGCAAGCAGAATCAGCAGGCAAAACACGCGCCGAACTGCTGGAAATGAAGGCGGCGCAATTGGGCGTGTCGGCAGAAGCGGCACCGTTCATTAATGCCATGAAACAGCAAGAGCAGGCGTTAAAAAAACAGCAGAGCGCGATGGGCCTCGCTGGCATTTCTGCCGGGCAGTATCAAGCGGCAATGCGCCAGCTTCCAGCGCAGATTACTGACGTTGTTACGTCTCTTGCTTCAGGTATGCCAGTCTGGATGGTGGCAATTCAGCAGGGCGGACAAATCAAGGATAGCTTTGGCGGCATCGGAAATACATTCCAGGCGCTGAAAAATCTAATCTTTGGCACGAGTGCAGATATTGATGAATCTCTGGACGAAACCAGCGAAAGCGCCAACGATCTTGCTGAGAGCTTTAATAATACAACCGAGGCTGGCGAGAAAATGGGCGGCCTTATTAGGTTCATTAACCCCGTAACCATCGGCGCGGTTGCTCTTGGGGTTGCTATCGCAGCAATTGCAAAGGCTGGTTTCGATGCGTGGAAGTCACAAAGGGATCTGGCGAATGCGCTGGTGCTGACTGGTGGGTATGCTGCCACCACCACAGGGCAGATTAACGATCTTGCTAATGAACTGAGCGAGACTTCGAGCGCAACTTCAGGGAGAATCCAGGATATCGCGTCAACTCTGGCCTCTTCTGGAAAATACACCATTGGCCAGATTAAGACCATCACGAAGACTACGGCGGAATGGGAAGCGCAGACGGGAGAGAGCAGCGATAAGATCAAGGGATACTTTGACCAGATTTTAAAAGATCCGGTTAAGGGGCTTGCAGATCTTAACGATAAGTTTAACTTCCTGAATGAGGGGCAGCTAACCTATATTGAGTCATTGCGCAAAACTAAAGGCGAGACGGCGGCAGCAGACGCAGCGACAAAACTGTTTGCTGACACGATGGATAAGCGGCTGAAAGATGTGGCTGACAGCGCAACACCTCTTGAAAAAATGTGGATGGATATCAAGAAGTGGGCGTCTGATTCATGGGATTGGGTTGGAAATCACACGGTTGGTGCGCTTAACCTTATCGTTGATACTGTATCGGCAATCATCAACACGATCAGAAAGTTGATTACCGACGGCGACGCTATGATCGCGCAGTTTGTAGTTGACGCTGGCCGGACACTGCAAAAAATTCCCGGCATGGGCGACTTTGGAAATGACTTTCTGGCGCAGCAGGAGCAGTTAATCAAGGACTCGAAAGCCAAATCCGCAGAGCTTGCAAAAACCATTGCGGAACAGCAAGCAAGGATCGCAAAAGGCGAGATGGGTTACATTGATGCCTCCAACAACAAAGATGTTTCCGGCGGCTACAGCAGCAAAACGAAGGATCGCGTAAATCAGGAAGAAAAGGATATCCTGAAAAACCGCAACGCCAGGAAGCAGCAGGCAGACGCGGGCGTAAAAATTGATGAGCAGTACCAGGCTGAACTGCTATCGCTACAGGCGCAGCTAAAGGTTTTGCAGCAGCACAAAGGGCTTGACGACAAGATCAGCCAGCAGCGCAAAGACTACTTCGAGACGGTTGCTAAATTCCAGGTTTTGGAAGAGGCAAGCCAGAAGCGAAAACTGACCCAAAGCGAACAGCAGATGCTGGCGAACAAAAAGAATATCCTGTACATGGCAGAGCAAAAGGCCATTGTGGGAGATCAGATTGTTCAGCAGCAGCGACTGAACGCCTTGCTTGACAAGTCGACCAAGTATCAAAACCAGATGGCGGAGAAAACCAAAGCGCTACAGGATACCGCCGGAATGGGTAGCAAGGAACAGGAGAGATACCGGGCCAATGCGCAGATGGCGGCAGACTGGAAAAACAACGGCGGATCTTTAAGTGACCCTGGATTTAAAGCGATGCAGGCCGCAAGCGATAAATTCTACGCACAGCAAGATGCGCAAATGCTGAACTGGAAGGCCGGGTTTACTCATGCGTGGGCTGATATTGGCAACGAAGTTAATGACGTATACACCAACATCGGGGATATCACTAAAAACGCATTTAACGGCATGGCGAGCGTACTAACTGATTTTGTCATGACTGGTAAGGCAAGCTTTAGCGACTTTGCAAAAAGCATTATTAGTGACATTGCTAACATGCTGATTAAGATGGCTCTTTTTAACTCTATTTCTGCTGCGTTTGGTGGTAGCGCGTTCAGCTTTAGCAAAGGGTTTTCTGGTGGTGGTTACACTGGCGACGGCGGGAAGTATGAGCCAAAAGGCGTTGTTCACGGCGGGGAATTCGTATTCACCAAAGAGGCGACGCAAAGGTTAGGCCCGGAAAACCTATACCGACTAATGCGCGGCTACGCAAGTGGCGGCCTGGTTGGAGGCAACGCAAGTTCCGGATCTGGAATCACCAACGGCGGCAACGTCGCAGCGTCGGCGGCTATGGTGTTTACCATTGGTGATATTAACATCACGATGGGTTCCGGTCAGGATAGCAAGGGGTTAGAGCAAGGCGTAAGGCAGATCGTTAACGATATGTTCACCGAGGCCTTGAGCCAAAACGGGCGCATTGCGAAGTTCGTCAACGAGAAAACGAGGAGTTAACAGTGGATTCTTTTACTTGGTGTACACAAATTCAAGGAGGGGCGGCGAAGGTCGCCGTCTCCAACAACGTTCGATCGATCAGTTTCGGAAACGGCTACATCCAAACGGCGTCGAGCGGCATTAACACCAAACGCCGGACGGTTCCGATCGTTTATGGCGGTTCGGATTGGGAAGTGGTTTATGACTTCTGTCAGGAGCACGTAACCAAGCCGTTTGTATGGACGGCTCCGGATGGAAAGATGGGCGTATTTGTCGTAACTGCTGACTCCGTTAACCTTGCTCCGCAGGGTGGCGGGGTGTTTGAGGTGACGGCGGAGTTCGCCGAACGCTTCACTTCAGCCGGATAATCAAAAAGCGCCCTTTACGGGTGCTTTTTTTTGGCCTATGATCTGGAGTCAAATAGAGGAGGGCTTACGATGACAGCCAATGTTTCAAAAGAGTTTGCAAACTGCTTACAAAAACTTTTCCCCGGCGAGATCCTAACGCTGATTGATATTGACGCCACAAAGTTCGGTGGGCAGGTCTACCGATTCCATAACGAGAACGTCGCCTATACAACCGAGGAGCTTTTAGCAGCGGTTAACGGCGGGACGCTTCAGCCAAAGATGATCACATTTCGCGGCGAGCAGTACGGCCCGCGCCCGTTCGGCCTGGGCGGGATCGCAATGTCGAGCGATGGCACAGTGGAAAAGCCAACGCTGACGGTTAGCAATATTGATGCGCAAGCGAGTGCTCTTATTCGCGCCTACAACGGCCTCATGCAAGCCAAAGTTACGGTATGGGTTTTGGTCAAGGAATTGCTACAAAACGACGGCAGCGTTAAAGATGGCGATTTTAGGCGATTTGTTTACTACATCGAGCGACCTAAGAAGGTTGACCCGCAAAAGGCAACGTTCGAATTAACCTCCGTGTTTGATATGGACGGATTAATGATCCCGGCACGCCTAACGCAAACCGTTTGCTATTGGGCGCAGCGTGGGTGGTACAAGTCTGGCAAAGGATGCGACTACAACGGGCAGAACGGATACTTCGACAAGTTAGGAAACAGGGTTGACGATCCGTCGCAGGATGTTTGCGGCGGTCTGGTTTCTTCTTGCAGGCTTCGTTTTGGCAATGAACCGCTGAGTTTCGGCGGTTGTGCGACAGCAACTTTGAAGAGTGGTAGCTAATATGTTGACTCCGAAAATTAAAATGCAGATCATGCAGCACGCGAAGGAAGTCTACCCGCACGAATGCGCCGGGCTGGTAACGCAAAAATCACGCGTGCAGAAATATCACCGACTCGACAACGTTTCGCCAGATCCTGAGAACGAATCAATGCCGGACGAAGCGCAGTATGCGCTGGCATCAATGGATGGCGAGCCGATCGCGTTCGTTCATTCTCACACTGGCGACGGGGCAACAACAATTCCGAGCGCCACTGATTTATGCTTCTGTGATGAGTCTGGCTTATCGTGGGTTATCGTCTCCATCCCGGAAGGCGATATGCGAATCATTGAGCCGAAACGCCGTCCGCTGATTGGTCGCCCTTGGGCTTTGGGGGCTTACGATTGCTATGGCCTAATCATGGATTTTCACAAGCGCCACGGCGTCACACTAAAAGATCGGCGATTGCCGTTCGAATGGTGGAAGCCGGAATATAAAGAGAATCTTTACCAGGATTACTGGCAAGAGGACGGATTCATTGAAAACACTGGCGAGCCTGAAGTTGGTGATATGATCATCTTCCAGATTCAGGCGGAGAAGTGGAATCACGCGGGGATTTACGTTGGAAATAACAACATCCTTCATCACGCATATGGCAAGCTGTCTCGCCGGGATATCTATTCCGGATGGTACGAGCAGCATAAGGTTTTAATTTGCAGGCACAAGGAGCTTAAACATGGCATCACATACAAAGATGATTAAACTTTCTGGTTCCCTTGGGCGTCGGTTCGGCGTATTCCACAAACTTGCGGTTGATTCGGTTGCTGAATGTATCCGGGCGCTGTCTTACCAGGTTGAAGGGTTTAAGCCGTTCATGCAGAGCAAAGTTGGTTCAAACATGCGCTTCGGTATCATTGCAGACGGAAAACCAATCAGCACAAACGACTTTGCAACTTTCTCCGTGGCAAAGGAGGTTCGGATCATCCCAATCCCAAAAGCCAGAAAGAACGGAGGATTGTTGCAGATCGTTATCGGCGCAGCGATTATGGTCGCAGCGTTCTACACTGGCGGCGCGGCATTGGCCGAGATGGGCGCTTTTTCATCTGCTGCATTTATGGCTGGTGGCTCAATGGTTTTGGGTGGCGTAATGCAGATGATTGCTCCGCAGATGGGCGGCAACATGCGGGCGAGCGAATCGCCTGAGAATAAACCATCTTATGCGTTCGGCGGGCCGATTAACACCACGGCGGCAGGTTATCCAATCCAATTACCATACGGTTACAGATTGGCTGGCGGCGCATTGTTTGGTTCGGGATCTTACGCAGAAGACAACAACTAATTAAGCCATTCGCTTTTTAGCCTGGGGGCATAGCCTCCGGGCCTTTTGTCGTGTACAATTGCGAGACTATTAACAGGAGGCTAAACGATGACTAATATCAAGGCCCGCAAGGGTGGCTCAAGTTCGCCGCGTACTCCCGTAGAAATGCCAGATAACCTGATCTCGAAAGATAAGGTTAAATTGTTGCTTGCTGTTTCAGATGGCGAGGTGGTTAACGACTTCAGCTTGAAGCAGTTGCATTTTGGCGGCGTCCCGGTTCAGAACGAGGATGGAACATTCAACTATGAGGGCGTGATTGCAGAGTTCCGCCCCGGCACGCAAACGCAGGACTACATCCAGGGCTTCAGCGAATCAAGCGCTGAGTTCCAGGTTGCTCGTGAAGTCACTCACAACACGCCTTATACACTTACCGTATCGAACAAAAATCTGTCTGCTATTCGCTTTCGCCTGTTATGGCCGCGCGTGCTGACTCAAAAAGATAACGGCGATATGGTCGGATCGGTTGTTGAGTACAAGATCGAGATGGCGGTAGACGGCGCAAGTTATCAGACCTACCTAACTGGCAAGATTGACGGCAAGAACACGACTGGAGGTTACGATCGGAGCATTCGCATTAACCTGCCGCAAGACTTCACGTCGCAGGTACTTATCCGCGTAAGCCGGGTAACTCCGGACGCTGACGGGGTGAAGGTTGTCGATGCCTTCCAGGTTCAATCATACGCTGAGGTCATTGATGCAAAATTCCGCTACCCGTTAACGGCCATGCTTTACGTTGAGTTCGATAGCGATCTATTCCAGAACCAGATCCCAACCATCTCACTCAAAAAGAAATGGAAAATTATTCAGGTTCCGAGTAATTACGATCCGATTAATCGCACATACTCCGGGACGTGGGACGGTGTTTTTAAGTGGGCGTGGAGCAATAACCCGGCATGGGTGCTTTATGACCTGATCATGAATCAGCGCTATGGTTTAGACCAGCGCGAACTTGGCATCCCGGTTGATAAGTGGTCGCTGTATGAGGTGGCGCAATACTGTGATGAGCTTGTGCCGGACAATCGCGGCGGGATGGAGCCTCGCTATTTGATGGATGTAATTGTTCAGTCGCAGGTTGAGGCGTTCCAGTTGGTAAGGGATGTTTGTTCCGCTTTCCGTGGAATGACGTTCTACAACGGTGAAAGCCTTTCGATTATCGTCGATAAGCCGCGCGATCCGGTGTACCTGTTTACGGCTGATAACGTCGTTGACGGCGTGTTCGTTCGGACGTTCCCAAGCGAAAAGACGATGTACACGTCGTGCAACGTCATGTTCGACGACGAAGAAAACCAGTACGAACAGGATGTTGAACCAGTATTCAACCCGGACGCAGCCATGCGGTTCGGCCACAACCCGACCAGCATTACAGCGATCGGATGTACCAGAAGGACGGAGGCGAACCGCCGTGGGCGCTGGATTCTGCAAACGAACCTTAGCGCTACGACCGTTTCGTTTTCTACTGGCCTGGAAGGTATGATTCCTTCTTGCGGCGATGTAATTTACATTGCAGATCCGCACTGGCAATCGGCGTTTAACCTGGTGCTGTCTGGTCGTATTATGGAAGTGTCAGGCGTTCAGGTGTTTCTGGCCTACCGTTGCGACGCGAAGGCTGGCGATACTTTGATTCTGAACACCGACGACGGCAAGCCAGTGCGCCGCACAATCGCCAGCGTTTCGGCTGACGGGAAAACTATCACGCTAAACGTGGGATTTAATTTTGACGTTGCGCCTGACAGTGTATTCCTGATCGAAAGTGATCAGCTTGCAGCGGAACAGTATGTAGTAACCAGAATTGAAAAGGGTAGTGATGAAGACGAATTCACCTTTGCTATCACGGCTACGCAGTACGATCCGAACAAGTATGACGCGATCGACAACGGAGTAATTACCGATGGCCGCCCAACTTCTGTTGTTGACCCGGATTCATTGGGCGCTCCGAAAGACTTAACGATTAGCTCGTTTTCTCGCATTGTTCAGGGAATGAGTGTCGAAACGATGGTGATCGGTTGGTCTGCCGTGCAGTATGCAAAACTGTACGAGGTGCAATGGCGTAAGGATGGTGGTAACTGGAACAACGTTCCGCGCACTGCGACAACGCAGGTTGATATAGAAGGCATCTATGCTGGTGAATATCAGGCCCGCGTAAGGTGCATCAGCGGCGGGAATGTAGCGTCTCCGTGGTCTGCATTGGCAAGCGCTACGCTGACCGGGAAAGTCGGAGCGCCAAAAGGCCCGATTAACATTTTTGCGTCTGACAATGAGATCTTCGGCATTCGCGTTAAGTGGGCCATGCCGGAAGGAGCGGAAGACACGGCATACATTGAACTTTACCAGTCTCAAAGTGGAACCGATCAGGATGCAAGCCTGCTTACCCTGATTCCTTACCCGGCTTCTGAATACTGGCATTCAATTCTTCCCGCTGGCTACGTTAACTTCTACAAAGCCAGAAGCGTAGACCGTATCGGCAACGTTTCAGCGTGGACTGATTACGCTCGCGGCATGTCGTCTACTGACGTTAACGCCATCACGGATACGATCCTGGATGAGATCCTCGACAGCGACGCGATGAAAGAACTTCAGGTGAGTGCACAGGATAGCGCGGCAAAACTAAATGACTACGCTAACAGCATCATCCAAAACGCATTAGCGAATGATGGAGATGTTAGGAGAATGACAAAGGAGAACGGTAAGCGGAAGGCCGAGATCGCACATACTACGGTGTTGATCGCCAACGAATCAGAAGCGAGGGCGGCTGAAATTACGCAGCTTAAAGCGCAGATTGATGAAGATATCACGTCGCAGATCACGACCCTTAACGAAGCTCTGGCGACGGAAAGCGAGACGAGAGCAACGCAGATCGGTCAGTTGCAGGCAGATTTTGCGGCTGATATTGACGGCGTAAAAACAACCATGAACGCTGGTTTTACGCAGGTTAATCAGGCTATTGCAAATGAAAGCGACGCGCGGGCAAGTTCCGAGGCGGCGCTAGATGCCAAAATCGGGCAGAACTCCGCAGCGCTAAATCAGAAACTCGACTCGTGGGCAAACGTTAATGGCGTAGGTTCCATGTACACGATGAAGTTAGGCCTGAAGTACAACGGACAGGAATACAATTCCGGGATGGCCCTACAGCTTACCTCACAGGGTGGAAACGTTGTTTCGCAAGTTCTGTTTATTGCTGATAGATTCGCTATCATCCGAAATGCGGAGTCTGGAGCGTACACTTTGCCGTTTGTTGTGCAGAATGACCAGGTTTTCATGAATAACGCGCTTATTCAGGATGGGTCTATTACCAACGCGAAGATCGGTAACGTCATTCAATCAAACAACTACATCGCCGGGCAGCAAGGGTGGATGATTAACAAGAACGGAGGATCTGAGTTTAATAACGTTACCGTTCGCGGCCATATAGAGGCTAACAGCGGAACGTTCAAGGGCACGCTTGAGGCTCAGAGCTTCATAGGTGATATTGCAGTTGCCAGAAGATATGATGACTTGAGTTTTCGCAGAAACAACACCGTTCAGCGTGACGGGTACTATCAAAATCGCGGTTATAGCATGACGATAGTACTTAGTTGCACATTAATCTATGAGGTTACAGGAGGGGAAGACAACAGAAACGGATATATTGTTGAAATTACGTTCAATATTGGAGGGCAGCAGGTAACTAGACTTTTTCCAGTCAATCCAAGACTAACGTCTGGTAGTTATGCTGCTGAATTTAGATTTTCTGCTGATATTCCAGCAAATTACAGCAACACTTCTTTCTTTGTGAGAGCGAAAGGAAGAGACGCAAACTGGGATTATAGCTGTCAAGTCGAGAACATCACAGCAACCGCATTCCGCACAAACTCAAATAGCTTTGCATAATAAAAAGGGGCCATTCGGCCCCTTTTTGTATGATTCTAGATTATCAATGACTATAAATGGAAAGCTAATGACACCAGAAATTCACTGGCGCTTTACCATAAAAAACCCCGCCTAAGCGGGGTTTTAATCTACGCCAACCGTTTCAGGTTCTGAAACCAATTGGAGTCGCGTAATACCGACTCGCGGAACGCCGCGGCGATGTCTGACCGTCGAAGCATGATCTGCCCTCCGATAAATACTGTTTTTTATATACAGTAGTTATCGTCGAGAGATCATTCAAGCATTTTTGCCTTCCATGGCGTCAGTGCTACTGGTTGTTGTCGAACCACCATTGCATCCATGCATCGGCCATGATGTTACAGGCGAAGGTATACTCCGAGAATGTCGTGGATATCACCGAATAAAAATCCAGATCCCACAGCTTGATCTGCCCGTCGGTATTCGAACCACCATACTCATCAAACGCATCCATCAGGCGCTCAGCCGCTTCGAGGCAAGTGTTATCCCCGGAGTGTAGGAGCGGGTACAGAATGAACCCTACCGTTGTCGGCTGGCCGCGACGGGATTCTGCGATGCAGTAATCCACCTCTTTAAGACCCCCGTACCCTGATATCGCATTTAATGCATACGTCTCCATGTTCAGAGCCGGGGTTCTTCCTGCCGCCTTACATCCGATCAGATAGTTATTCCATGCATACACCTGATAATGCAGATAGCGACGCTTCGGAACATTCTCAGTGACATTATCGGTAATAATGTTTTTCACTCCGGCAAAATAGGTTGGGCTGGAAAACTGCCCGTCAACCATATCCATCGCGGCTGTGTAGTTGCCAGACGGATCAATTCCAACTGCCACCGCCATCGCCCAGGAACGGAACGCTGCTGCATAAAAGTTGCTGTTTGCTGAACCAACAGTACCGAATGCCGAATAGCAATCAGCTGCCATATTACCGATAGCTGTCTTTAACGCGGTTTGTTTTGCCGTATCACCATTCAGCACCGCCAGTTTGTACAGCCACCACAACTGCGGAAGGACCAGTCGTGACGCAAACTGCAACCCTTTAGATTCAGCCGCAGCACCCAGATGAATATTACTGATACCGCCGTACCAGGTAGTTGCCCAGGCGTCGAACTTCGCATAGACCGTATCGAGCGTGCCGATTTTCAGATGCAGCATGCGCACAATATCGCCGGCAATGGTGTTGAACATCCCGCCGCCGTTGTCGGTACTTGTCGCATCCAGCGCATTCCATGCCGCAATACCGCTGATAGTATCCCCCAGACGACTCATCAGTTTCGCCTGCCTGAATCGCGGATAAACCGACTCTCCTGACGCAAACCCCACCGGGGGGTTCAGTTCAATGTCAGACAATGCCGTGGGATCGGTCACTGACTCATTCAGGTTAATACTAAATCCCACTGTCCATGCCCAGTTTTTCGGTGCGCCCAGCGTTGATGCTGATGCGTTCCACGTCCCCGCCGTCCACCCCCCGTCAAAACGGGAATAGGTCGTATTCGTGGTCAGGCCTGCCACAGGCGTACGGTTTCCCAGCGTGGCGGATTCCGCCGAGTCACGGATAGCATCCCCTCCGGCGTAGCGGATAGCGATTGACCGGACAACCGAGTTATCCGTCCACACCGAGTTGTAATCAGCGCGGTACGCCTTTGTCGCTGTGGAGTTCAGCTGGATCCGCGTCACACACGCAAACAGTATATTCGCCGCCAGGGCTGATAGAAGACGAGCGGATGCATCAATCTGTACGTAGCCATTCCTGAAGACTTTCGTCCGGTATGTGTGCTTAATCACCCCAACCGGGAGCGCCACATTTCCGGTCTGGGCACCATTAAAGAAGGTGGTCTCCACTTCGGTAAATAACGGTCCGTCGCTGATAACCTGATAACGGTAATCCGTATATCCCGCCGCGACATACGACCACGCCGTCCCCGTTACGGTCGCATAAAGCTGCTGACAAATGTTGGTATAGGTGATGCTGTCCCGCGTCAGTTTGTATGGCAGCCAGCCTACCACGCTATCAAAACGTACCTGAGTCCCGTCATCTGCTGTCACAAGAAAACTGGTGGACGATTCTCTTACCGTGCGGCTGTACAGTGAAGCAGACTGCTCTGTCGGGTAGGCTTTAACCACATATTTTTTTGCTGCCCCGGCGGAGAGATTATCCAGAATAAGCAGCTCACCGCTGCGCAGGGAGTCATCGCCCCAGTAACTCAGATTGCGACCCCGGCGCGGGTTGAAATCCGGCTCTCCCGCCCACTGGCATGGATAAACCGTGCCATCTGCATCCGTCACCACCAGACATCTGTCGTTCGGAACCTCTCCCGGACCGAACTTGCATTTAATTTTTACCGGGCGCAGTCCTGTCGCATAACCGGTATTATTACGAACGGTGGTTTCATAGCGTCTGTATGTAGTCAGTTCATCTGTTGTCATTTTAGGTCCATAGAATGAGCCAGTCATGGTCACCACTTTATCCGTCGCAGCATTCCCGTCCGTTGTCACCGTCACCGCGCCCGGAGCCAGCTTAAACAGATTACAGAAAACCTGCGTGACCGTTGTCGATGAGATTTGGCTAAAAACCTTGCCAGTTAACTCACTGACAACATACTTAATAACCCCGGCAGTTGTGAGTTCATATCCGGCGGCGGTCACCGCCGCATTCATTACCGCCAGCATCAGACTTCCTGAAGAGGCATCATAAGTGATCCCCGCGGAAGTCCCGCCCGCGATGGTAGTCGGTAAATACGCTTCGTATACCCCTTCTCTGTCGCGAATAATGCGCGTCGTGTCTGATGGTAATGCCCCCGGTAATGTCACCGGAATATACATCAGGGTCCGTCCCGTGGTGGTGTTGATCGCCACCGAATTGATTATGCGCGGTTCGAAGATAAAATCCACGTACGGCGATGAAATAGTTGCGCCGGAAATGGATTCCCCCTCCAGCAGCGTCAGTTTCTCCACCGTACCCAGACTGTCCGTTATAGACAGCACCATACGCCTGTTATTCGTCGCCAGAGACAATCTGCTCAGTCTGAAAATCGAGGGACCGTTAAAGGTGGCGCTGTAGGCTACCGCAGAGGAGAAACTCCCTACCACACCCAGATCGTTACTGAACTCCGGCAACTCAGCAGACAGCGCCCGCAACCTGTCGGCAGCATACGTCTGGGCATTTGCAGCAATATTCACGGCATTGGCGTCTGACTGCATTTTCCCCACGTCAAGAGACAGTTTTTTTGTCACCTGAATAGTCGCCGTGCAGTTCTGGTCGGTTACTGCTGTCACCGTCCCCGCCTCTGAGAAAAACAATGTGTATTCCGGCAGCGTCTGAGAAGCGGTGGATTTCTGGCTGAGGATAATCCCGCCGTAGGTATCCCAGAAATACCTCTGAGCACCTTCTGTGGTGTCGGCATATCCAGCGGCAATCATCGCCGAACGTGATACCGCTACATACAGCAGCGAATTAGCCGCATCAAAAGCAAGCGTATCTACAGTGTATGTATATGCAGACGATGCTATGCCGATCTGGATTCTGTTTTTACGGTCACGCAGTACACGAGCCTCTGTAGTTGAATACGCTTGTGGTAGTTTGATTGTCCCTTTTAGCACCCAGGCATCATTACCCGCAGAAACGCTGTTCACGGTAAACTGCCGCATTGCCACGTCATAATACGGGGTTGTCAAAACACCATCGGTCAGCGTTTCCCCGTCAAAAAACCCCTGACTGAACAGCGTCCTTCCCGCTCCCGTTAGCGTCAGAGTGCATGCAGCTGTAGCAAAATTAGTGGCGAAAGAGGAAATGGACAGCAACACACGATCTGCATAAGTCGCCGATACGTTCAGTGCCGATGATCCGCCGGAAGAAAACGCATCCAGATACTGGGTAAAGTCTGCTGCCAGCGTACGCCGTTCTGGCATACTCATTCCGTGTAACTGATTGTCTCGTACAGAGGCCGCAGTGGCAACCTGACCGGCAGCAGTCAGCGCCTGCTCAACAGAATACTGCGACGGCATTTTCCGGCCAGTAGGCTCAAGCGTTCCACCGTTGTTAATAACCTCAATAGCCAGCGCACTATCATCATGGCTGCGGTAATACGCAGTTGATCCTACAGGTATGTTGCCAGCATCTGCGTCCGCCTGAGCCGAAGCAAGCGTAGGAAAATCACGGATTGTCCCTGTTATGGCTGCCGCGCCTGGAACTCGCGCAACTTCTTCAGCAACGCCATTATTATTTTTAAAAAGTTTGAATGAAACAAAACTTCCAGAACCCTGAGGAACCTGAAAGAATTGACCATTTGATGTAGCAGCCAATCCTGCCGCCTCATCAGAGAACATGTTTCCAACTTCTGATGCCTGAAGCGCATAGTTCTTAGATTCTGCTGCGGCATTTTCTGACTCTTGCTGTGCAGCTACTGCGGCGTCTCTTGCATTCTCCGCTGCAATCTCTGAAGTTTTCGCCGCGTTTTCAGAAGACTTGGCGTTAGTCTCTGAGGTTTTGGCGTTAGTTTCTGAAGTTTTTGACGAGTTTTCAGAATCCGCAGCATTAGCAGCGCTTACGTTAGCAGCTTCAGAGTCTGCCTTCACCTGACTGGCAAGATTTTTAAACAACTCGAAATCGAAATCCTTAAAGGAATCGACTGCATCCGCAATTGCGGTTTCTTGCGACTGATAGTAACGCAAAGTTTCCGCAACATCTTGCGCCAGGCCGTCAACGGTCAGCGAGTCGCTTAACAGGATCGCGTAGTCAGTAGACGCTACGACAGCGCCGTTTGTGGTAATTGCTTTAATTTCAGTGTCACTGACCACCTTGTTTACCACAGCAATTTGAATTGGTGACGATAAAAACATAATCGTCGCGCCAGGGCGAATTAGCGAAAGCGATGATTGCCATTTTGTGCCAGTCCCGGTAACTGTTCCGTCTGCGGCTAGTGCTGCCTTGCCTTCTCTGTATAGTGCCATGTTTTAATCCTCTTGGGTTGGTTGAATAGCGCAAATAATAGCATCAATGAACAGAAAAAAAAAGGAGCTTTTCGGCCCCTTTAGTTGTCAAATTAGAACGGGATATCATCGTAGAAATCCATCCCCGGATTACCGCCGCTGTTTTGCGGTTTAGGCGCTTGCTGCGGCTTGGGTTGTTGAGGCTGGCCCCACCCGGATTGCTGATTGCCGCCGTTTTGAGTCGGCTCGCGCTGGCTGAATTCGAGTTGCGGCATAATCATTTCGTTGTGGCTGTAAATTGTGCCGTTGTGCTCGCGGTTCACGATCTGAAGCGTCCGGCAGGTGACGCTAATCACCCTATCCACTTGCAGCGCTTCATCGTACCACTTAATCATATTTTCTTTGGCAAAGAAAACAGCGCGGTAGTTCGTGTAAATTGTTTCGTCCTCGCCATCACGATTGCGGATCTTCATCCGCTCCGACAGGTCTACGGCGTACATTTTCCACGGCCCGTTGTTATTGCTGCCTTCCTTGATGTACGGTTCTTTTCGGATTACACCTGTTACAACATGCATTGTCATTCCTATGGGGCGGTTTCCCGCCCGGTTAAATTAGTTGAAAGATGAAATATCTTGTGCTTCTGGTTCAGGTTTTGATTCTACCTTTTCAGGCTCACGTTTCGCAACCTCTTGCGGTTTACCAGGATTGAAGCCGTTCGCCGGGGTGACTTTCAGTTCAGCCTGGCGTTTGGTGATATCGTCTTCCGTCATTTTCCATTCGGCAGGAGTTAACGTTTGTTTCGCCAGCTTATAGATCTCGCGAAGCGATTCGAGATCTTCGCACGCGTCAATGCGTTTTTTGAAGTCTTTCGGCGTCATCTTCGTAATTTCTGCATCATCATCCGCCTGCTTGATACCGAGCGCCGCGGCCAGCGCATAACGGCGGGCGTAAGATGTTGTTGAACCATATGCTTGCTCGACGGTTTTACTGATCGGCATATTGTACTGAAACGCCATGAACTCGCCGCTTTCATGCAAAAACATCGTTTCGAGGTGCATCACCTTTTCGGTGCTCGTATCCATCATGGATTGAATGACCATAATTTTGTTCTTCTCCAGCGCCGGGGAAATCGCGTCGAGGATATCCCCAAGATTCGCGTAGGTGTTCCCAAGATGGTTGTTCTTCCCGCTTTTCTTCGCGGCCACGAAGCCAGATTTTGCTTTGATTAATGCGGCTGCAATGGTGGTAAATTTTTCAGATGTACGCATGATAAAGTTTCCTTTTCCTGATTGGTAATGCGCACTATATCACAAGTGCGCACCAGTGTTTAGCTATTTGTGCCGTATACGTCCGGGAACATGTATTTCACAAACTGCGGAGTAGGCAAAACGACTTCCGCCGCGTTTGACTCATATGATGGCCATGAATCATGCTTCACGCATTCCGCATACTGATGAATCACGCTTTGATACTGCTTGCGACCGATCTCGATCTGCTGGCTGGTCAGGGTGAACGCCAGCGGAGCAAACGGTGATTTTTTCTCCTGCGTTAGCAGTCTGACAACTACCGGGCGTTTTTCGTTGTATGTCTTCACAAACAGATCGCGCTGCAATGCCATCTTGAGATAGTAGCCCAAATTGAAGGCGAGTCGCCCGAAATCGTCCGGCTTGGAAGATTGTGTGGTTTTGTAGTCGGTAATCACCACTACCTCGAAAACTTCATCCTGGTTGAACCCCCACTCCTTGATGAGTTCTGGATCGGAAACAACGTCAACATGATCGAGCCGAACCTTGACCTTGACGCCGAAGATCTCACCGAAGATTGACAATTCACGCTGTGCGGTAGGCGATTCGATACATGCGGCGTGTCGCGGGTTGGCCAGCATCACGCTGCGCATTTGAACAACGGCATCGAAATCAACATCCTTAACCAGCTTGCGCCCGGAGTTCATCGCGGCGCTTTCGTCGCAAAGTTCAATCGCCCACCAAACATTTACGTCAATCCCGGCGCGATATGCCATTTCCAGAAGTTCCGGGTAATCCTTGTTGGACGTCCCAATCAGGCCACACGCTTTCAGCTTCGCAGACAGTGCCGACTTCGACGTAATCAGATCTTTAACCTCGCCCGGAGAAGTCGCCCGCAGGTACTCGCCATTAAATTTTGCCGTCTCAAGCATACAGGTATGCGAACAGGTTCCGAACGCCAGCGCGGCGGTTTCCTCACGCAACTTGAATTTCCAGTGCGCCGGGGATGTTGCGTAAATCTCGCCGAGGCTTGAGCCGCTAACGTACTCCGCGCACCAGGAGTTAGGATCGTGATATTGCTCGTTGGTCAATTCACCGCTGGTGTATGCCCTGAAAATTGCTTCAGCCATTGATATTGCTCCATTTGTGGTTTCGTTGCGTTAAGTATACGCATGACGATTCCCGGCGCAAGTCAAAAAGTGCTATCCGTAGTTGGTCAAAAAATGAGCGAAATTTACGTAAGATTTAGTAAGATGCATCTTACGTGATTTTTCCTATATATTTCATCGAGTTAATGCAAATCGGTAAGATAGTAAGATCCCTATAGGTAAATATCCATGAAAAATCTGGCGCGAAATCCAGCGAAAAAAGATACGTACCCCGGAGAAATCTTACCAAGATAAGTATAGAGAGATAGAGTAATAATAATAATATTATTATTTATCATATACTTACTATCTATATATGGCGGGTAATTGGTTAAATTTTGCGCGAAATTTACGTAAGATTCATCTTACTAAATCTTACCTAAAGTGGTTCGACCAGTTGCAAGTCGCTGAATTTCAGGCATAAAAAAAGGTAAGACTGATTTTCTCAATCTTACCTAATTTCTGGTCAATATTTAATCAGAGAAGAGATGATGCCTTGTATAACTTACGCTCAAATCCGAGCTTGAAGTTGTCACCGTTCGGAACGATAACCTTTAGATCCCGATCGTCGGCGGACGCCAGCATATCCCGATCTCCACGACGGCAAACTACCCGCATTTCTCGCTTACCTTCTCCGCCCTTGCCTTTATACCTGTACGCCACGATCTCGACATTGGAAGGGATGATGCAGGCCCAAACGTCGCACTTGAACGAACTGGCAATATTGAAGTGCATCGCCTCAATCCAGGATCGAGCAAGGTAAATCGGCCCGTTACCGTCGTCGCTCTGATTGGTCACTATCACCGAACCGAAGGTCAGATCGCCAGCTAACATCTTCTCGCGGCCATCCTCATCAATGAACAGGATATTGCAATACTCATCATCCGGCCCATCTTCATGCACGAGTTGCATCGGTAGCGCGTGAATTAGCTCCTGCCTGCCGTTCTCGTGAGTTTTCACGCCCACCTGATATGATTTGACGTGCTCGTTTTCTATGCCTTCATAGAGCGTTACAGGCGTGCTATCAACGGCCTCCGTTCTGTTCAGAATCGCCACGACTCTTTCATGGTCTGCCACCTTCCCGTAGTCGTACCCGTTATCTCTGGCGACCTGCTTATTTCTCTTGACCACGTATTCCTGCGGAATCTTGCCGAGATAGCGCCCAAGAATGTTGATGCACTCGCTGTAAGGCTGCCCAGTTAACTTCATCAACCACCCGATCCCCTTGTCAGCGCCGCAGCCACCGCAGTATGCCCCGCCGTCGCCGCGCGTTTCTAACTTGTCAGTCCAGCGGAATCTGTCTTTGCCGCCGCAGTTCGGACAGTCCTGGTGTTTGCCGTTGAAATATCGGGAGTGAATGCCGCAAATGTTCTGCAACGCTTCGCGCCACATACCAGCCATGTACGGCAAAACCTCTTTTTCATCGTAAAAATCCACGTCGCAACCTCCAAATAAAAAACGCCTACACGAGAATCATAACCCGGCAGGCGTTTTGCTGTTAGTCAAATTGTGCTATCGGACAACGCGGAGCATTTCCCGGCGGTCGCATCGGCGCGTCACTGGCTTGCCGTTGCTGTCAAATCTTAAATCAGGTCGGCAGAATGAGGAGCGGAAACCTTTGCAATTGTTCCGGCGGTAGCTCTTATGTACGAGATAAGCGCCATCGGCTGAGATCATGCCGCGCTTACGCCACTGCTGAACAACCTGGATGCTAACCCCCAACTCTTTTGCCGTTCCAGCGATACCACCAAAGGCATCAATAACCAGCTCCATCCGCGCAGTCAACCCGGCGCGAACCTCATCCTTCAGCACGTAGTAACCAGTCGGTCGCTTGCGTTTCTTCTTATCTTTCCCGCGCGATGTTCCGTTATTGCCGTTCAAGGTTCGCTTATCAATCTTTGCCATTTGTTCCATAATTTAACCCTCATAGCATTTTTTGTTAAACCTGATAAAATGTTCCATGTATTATACACGCAACTATGCGAATGACAAATTAGGATTGCCCATGCTCACAATTGAACAACAAATTGAAGCCTACGCAGACAAGATCCCGCTAATACAAAAGCGGTTCACCGTCGGAAATATCGTTCCTTACCCGTATCAGGCGGTTGCGTATATTGAGACCGCGAAGCGGATCGCAAAATATGAACATCCTTTTTACATTAAGGCTTCGGTTTCCGCCGGGAAAACCATCATGATCGCCATGCTCGCGGCGCAGTGCAAGGCAATGAACTTACCCATGATGGTTCTTGCTCGCCAGGCAGAGATCGTGAAGCAGGATTCCGAGGAGATCAGTAACCTCGATGTTCCCAACTCCGTTTATTGCGCCGGGTTAGGCACGAAGGCCGCATACTTCCCGATCGTCGTCGGATCTGAAGGGACGGTGGTTAATGGCCTGTTTAAAATGCTGGGCGACTACGTGCCTTCAGTTCTGGCCATTGACGAATGCCACCAGGTTGACTGGCAAGATCTGGCGGAGGCGATCGCCAATAATGAATCGTTTTTACAAATGACAACGGAGAAAGGAGAGAAAGTACCAAATCCAAATTATGATATAACTAGCGATAACGAAAGCGATGAGTTCATGATTGGTGATGATGGCTTGCCTATGGAGGGAACAGGGCGCACGCAGTACACCATCGTCATTTGCGAGTTAATGCGGCGGTGCCTGGAGAAAACTGGCCGAGAACTTCGCATTGTCGGCTATACAGGTTCTGAGTTTCGCGGTGTGGTTCCCATCTTGCAGGAGGATAAGACACAACCCGGATTCTGGCGCGAGCAGATCACCGACATTAACACAAACTATCTTGTCGAGTTCGGATCTGTAGTTCCCACCATCTTCGGTGACACCGAGGCGGATGGGTTGGGGTATGATCTTTCAGAATTCCACGGCTCCAGTCAGGACGGTACGCAGGATTTTAGCGCGGAAGAATTGCGCAAGATGGAAAAGAAAATCCATGAATCCGGCGAGATGACGAAGCTGATTATGCAAAAGGTCGTGGAGCGTGCGAAAACCCGAAACGGCGTTCTTATTACTTGCGCTGGCCAGCGGCATTGCAAGGAAGCGGCGAGCTATCTACCGCCGGACGCAACATACGCGATCATCACCGAGAAGACCAACTCGAAGAAACGCGGCGAAATTTTGGATAAGGCGAATCGCGGGGAGATTAAATACATCTTCCAGGTTATGGCCCTTACCACTGGCGTTAACGTTCCGTTTTGGGATTTTTCGGTGATATTGCGCAAGATCGGATCGCTTACGTTGCTTATTCAGCTTTTGGGGCGCGGTATGCGACTGCTAAAAGACTGGCAAAAACAGCCGCCTTACTCATGGGTAAAGGAAGACCATTTAGTTTGGGACTTCGCCGGGACTATGGACGATTTGGGCCAGCTATATTTCGATCCGATTCTTGAGCAGGCGCAATACCAAAGACGCAAGAGCAGCAAGAACGGCCCGAAAATTTGCCCGGTATGCAAGGGAGAAAATAGCGAGTACGCCCGCCGATGCATCCACAAAGACAGCAACGGTAATCGTTGCGAATACTTCTGGATCTCGCAGCGCTGCGAAGACCAGAAAGACCCACGAACAGGGAAGATTAAAGTAAAAGGGTGTTACGCTGAAAACGATATTGTTGCTCGCCAGTGCAGATGCTGCGGGGTGCAGCTTAAAGACCCCAACGACAATCTCACCGGGAAACACTATACGCAAAATGACTGGTATGATGTTGTCGGGTTCGATATCGGCTTGACTCGCAATCAGTCCGGGATCATCTTCAATTACGTGTTACTGAACCATGACGGCGAGCGATTCACCGCAAGGGAAAAGTTCTTCCCGGAATCAGAGAATCAGATTTGCGGCAAGTTGTGGCGGCAAAAGGCAGTCTTCCAGCACGTTAGCGACGCGGTAATGCGCGGCAAGCTGGGCGGGATGAAGAATGCGCGAAAAATCCTTGAGAATGCGCATTACTTCCGAGCGCCGAAGCGCGTAACGCATCGCGTTAACGGTAAGAAGGAAGATATTATTTCACGCAAAGATTTTGGAGACGAATAGTGATTACTGATAAAGGTGATTATCTCGAATACTACGGCGGGCCTGTAAAGGCTTGCCCGCTTGAGAAAATCGATCAGATGAATAGCGTTTCGTGGCTGCGGCACGAATACCCTGATTATCTGTTCTGGCACACAGTCAATGAAGGCAGCAAGCACAAGGCGAGCGCAGTTATCGATCATCAAATGGGGTTGCTGAAGGGCGTTAGCGACATTCTGATCCTGATTGGGTTCGGTGGCAAATACCCGTTCGCGGCCATCGAGCTAAAGCGCCAGGGCAAGGCGCAGGCGTCACCAGTGAGCAAGGAGCAAAGGGAATTCCTTGCTGCCGTTCGCCGTCGCGGCGGATTCGCCGCCGTGGCCTATGGCTTCGAGCAATTCAAGATCGCTTTCTGCGATGCCATCAAATAGCACTTTTTGTTAAAACCGCCCGGCGAAAGCCGGGTATCATTTCCCCATCGAAACTAAGAACGGAGTGTTGAAAATGAAAAAGATGCTGGCTTTAGTTGTTCTGTCTCTTGGTCTTATTGGTTGCAGCGAAAAACCGAAAACATACGTTTGCGGGGATGACACAGCAGAGGTAACGCGTGACTACATAAAATTTGTAAAAGGCAAACATGCTGGCGATATAATAGATGGCATCAGTGACAACAAGTATAAGCTGTTTACGCCATTTGGTTTCGCTTATTATACGGTCAATGAAAACACCATTGATATTACGCTTGGAACTGTTCACCATACCTTAACCTGCGAGGTTAAATAATAATGGCAAAAGATATCACAGACAAAGACACTCGTGACGCATTCATCACGTTTGAGCAATTGGAGCGCGAAACGTTTATTGGCAATGCCCTTGCTACTGGCGGACACTATCAGGCTGTCAGGCCCGACAAGTTTTACCAGGTAACAGGCAACCGATACGCCGGAAGCAAAACGCCTGATATCGTGCGCGATAAGTGGGCGACCGATCGCAGCCTGATCGCATACATGGAAGAGCGTTATGGCCCTTACGACCTCGACGCCGCCGCAGACCAAAGCAACGCAGTTTGCCCGAAGTTCTACGACGAAAAAACAGATTGCCTTAAACGCTGGTGGGGAAAAAACAAGCACGTTTGGCTGAATCCGCCTTACTCGTTTCCAGATCCGTTTATTCTCAAGGCCATTGAGCAAATGGAGCACGACAACCAGATCGACATTCTGCTACCCGGCGACAATTCTACTGCCTGGTTCCGTGACGCGCAGAAGATGGCCGCCGAAATTATCTGGATTGTTGCCGATGTTGAAGAGGATGAGGTCGGGAACCAGTTAAGCCGATCCGGTCGCCTCGCATTCATCAATGGATTAAGCGGGAAGCCAGTCGACAACAACAATAAAGGAAGTGTTATTTTCATCATGCGCAAGCTCAAGCCTGGAGAGGAGCAAAAGACGCTTTACATTCCGGTAAGCGAGATTTGCCCGTCATTAGCTAAAAAGCGTATGCGCAAACGTGGGATCTGAAAAATGGAACAGGTAGAATCTTTCTCCGAGTATCTTCGGATCGTTGTTGAATTGCTGGACAAGTACGGCTTCATTGGTACGGATGAGGAAAAGTTAGCCTTCGCTGACACCATCGACGGAACCTACATGGAGTTCATGGACAACGGAACCCCGGTCGCTGACTGGCCAGAAATTCTTGAACGAGAATTGATTGAGTTTAAATCGCATGAAGGCGCTGAGTATTTCGCAAAACAGCACTAATTGCTAAATAATGCCCGCCGCGTGCGGGTATTATTACTCCATCAACCAATCAGGAGCAAACGCCATGAAAACAAAAACCATTGCAGACACCATCAAGATCGTACCAGCAAAAGCGCAAGTTGTATCTCGCCACCTGGTTAACCTTTCTCGCCTGTGCATGGCCGACTACATGGCGAATCCTTCAGAGAATGGCCTTGATGGTGTGGTAGGTGAGATTTATTTTCGCGCCGGGTACGGCCTTGAAAGCGTGGCCATGTATGAGCAAATGGCCGAAGGTTTTTGCATTTACGGTGACGAATGATGATTGTAGAGACTGGTCGCGCTGCCGTATGGCAGCACGCAAAAGAAGCAGGAATAAGTGATGATATCGTGAAGATCTCAAAGTATTTCGATATCAAAGATATATCAATTGTCTTTGGTGGGAAGTTAACCTATCTACATGAGCGCCCTGTGAAGCGCACGCGAATAGCAGTAGCAACGCGTGCGGAGGCCGACGCGCTGAAGATGTTCATCCACGAGTCTAAACAGCAGAAGAAATATTACAAGTAGCGGGGACGTGAAGAATGCGATATATTGCGATCTTATTTACGGCGATTCTATTCACGATCGCAATCATTAACTATGCAATTCAATTAGGATAAATTATGTCACCTAAAATCACAGACGAAGAATTCCTTGCCGCCCGCGAAGAAGGTAAAACCTACCGCGAGATCGCGGAAGAGTTCGGCATGAACGTTCGCAGTGTGGAACGTCGCGGCGTTCGCCTGGCGCGACAAGGACACCTACACGGAAACGCCAACGTTGCGAAGCATATCCCGGACGGCTTCGGTGTAAAAGGCACGTCGACGATGATTCGCGCGGACGGCTCCGAGGTCGTTCGGTGGGTTAAGTCGGAAGTAGACCGCGATCGCATGGTCGCGCTTATGGAGGCAGCGCAGGCGGCTTTCTGCGAAGACCTGCCGCGAGCCGAACCGCAACCGCTGGATGAATCGAAGTTCTACATTGAAGATCAGCTTGCCCTGTACCCGATCTTCGACCTGCATATTGGGGCAATGGCGCATAAGCATGAATGCGGCGAGAACTATGATACCAGCACGGCAGAAAAGGTTCTAAACCGCTTCTTTGATTATTCCGTTTCGGTTGCTCCGCAATCACAAAAGGCTGTTTTGTTGGTCGGCGGTGACTTCCTTCACAGTGACGGCCTGGACGCAGTAACCCCGGCAAGCGGTCACGTTCTCGATCAGGACAGCCGATACGCAAAACTTGTTTATGTTGCCATTCGTTCGCTGCGTCGCGCCGTGTCGCTACTGCTTAACAATCATGCGGAAGTTGAAGTGCAGGTGATCGAAGGAAACCACGACCAGGCCGGGATGATTTGGCTACGCGCGGCGCTGGCGGCGTTCTATGAGAATGAACTGCGCGTTTTCGTTGATGTTAGCCCGGCGATCCTGCATCGCACCTTGTGGGGCAAAACCATGCTTGGCTATACGCATGGCCACACGATGAAAAAGCCGGAAACGCGCCTTGCTGCGATGGCTACCGACTTCCGTAAGGAGTTCGGCCAGTGCGACTACATTTACACGCATTCAGGCCACTGGCATCACCAGACTGTAACTGAACACTCGTTAGGAATTGACGAAGTGCATGGCCAGTTAGGCGCAAAAGATGCCTACGCCGCTCGCGGCGGATGGCGTTCATACCGCCAGGCTGCGGTGATTCTGTACAGCAAAGACTATGGCGAGGTCGGTCGATTCATCTATCGCCCGAACATGTAAACACGACGGCCCCGCGAGGGGCCAGTGAGGATAACCCAATGAATAAAAAATGTATCTGCATTTTCGATCTCGATGGCACGCTTTCCGACGGAACCCACCGTTTGCACCTGCTGCCAAAAAAAGATCTCCACCTTACAGAAAGTTGGAGCGAATTTAATGGCGCGTCAATTGGCGACAGCCCAATCCAAAGCACTATTGACGTGGCGAATGCGCTTTATCGATCCGGAATGACCGTTATCATCCTGACTGGCCGATCCGATGAGGTGAAGACCGAAACAATGATTTGGCTTGACCGCTACGGGGTGAAATATGACAGCCTAATCATGCGCCGCGCCAGCGATAACCGTAAAGACACGGTAATCAAGGAGGAGGAGTTACGCAAAATCGGACTTGATCGCATTGTTGCAGCGTGGGATGATTCCCCCAATGTTATTGCGCACTTGCGCGGCCTTGGGATCACGACTTACCAGGTCTGCGACTACGGCGACAATCTTCACGATCATTTAAAATCACACGGAGTAGACAAATGAAAAATGTAATTATCCTCAACGGGGCGCCGGGCATCGGAAAGGACACTATCGCGGAAATCATCTCGCGTAAGTGGCAATACAAGAACCTTAGCTTCAAACAGCCGATGTTTGACATTGCGCGCGCCATCCTTGGTGCAACAGACTTTGCCCGTTTCGCCGTCCGTTACCACGACCGCAGCCGGAAAGAAGTCAAGTGCGACTTTTTAGGCGACCGCTCGCCGCGTGAATTCCTGATTCACATTAGCGAAAATTTCGTAAAGCCGACGTTAGGCAAAAAGCAGTTCGGCAAGTTGCTTTGCGATTCCGTCGTGAATTCTCCTGTTAGTTGTGTCGTCAGCGACGGCGGATTTGACGAAGAAGTAGAGCACATCGCGGCGCGTGATAGCGTAAACGTCTTTGTCGTTCGCCTGCATCGTGACGGCATGACTTTCGAGGGTGATAGCCGCAAGCATATTAGCCGCCCGGATCTAATTTGCGAAACTTATCACGAATTCGATTTTGATATGACGACTGGCGAGCCGGAAGACGACGCGCAAAAAATCCTTGATATGGTTTTTGAAGGGTATTAATATTCTCTACGTAATGCCTTTATTATCATCACCTTAACTATTGGGAACCTTGATGGGTTCCCTTTTTTTTGTTCTTAATTTGGCCTAATGCATATATCATCACCTTACCATTTAACTAACAGAGGTTGCATATCATGCGGGAATTCATCAACGCGGCAACCAATAGCAGCGGCGGTGTTGCCCTTGCGGGATCTGCAACCGGGCAATTAATCATCGCTGCCATTGGTTTATTTTTCATGATCTTATTTGGTTCAATCGGCACGTGGCTGAAGTGGAAAGACTCCAAAGCCATCCGGGAGGCGATTGATTCTGGCGACATTAAAGAGGCATTGAGGATCAGGAGCAAATAAAATGGGAATGAAAACGCGGCTTACTTTCGCGGCGGCGGTGGCGATCGCGGTCGCGTTCCTCCCCGAAGTGGAGGACACGAAATACAAGGTTTATACCGATATCGCTGGCGTACCTACAGTATGCGAAGGCATCACAGGCCCGGACGTTATCAAGGGAAAAACCTATACCCGGTCAGAGTGCGACGCGCTTTTAACTAAGCATATCCAGGTGGCGAAGCGAACCGTTGACAGCAAAATCAAAGTCGATGTTCCGGACACCTTCAGGGCGTCGATGTACAGCTTTACGTTCAACGCTGGCGGCGGCGCATATTCTGGCAGCACCATGCTGAAATTAACGAACCAGGGCCGATTGCGCGAGGCGTGCGAGCAGCTATATCGCTGGACGTACTACCGCAACCCGAAAACGGGAAAGATGGAGAAGTCGAAAGGCTTGCATAATCGCCGGGTTCAGGAATATCAACTATGCATTAAGGATCTGAAATGAGCACATTAAACTTTCAACGAGAGCTGGCCATCGGCTTTATCGTGTGGGCGGCTGCCGTCGTTTCCGGTTGCGCTTCCAGAGTCCCTATCCTTTCCGATCTGGTTGGTGGCAAGCCGGATATGACAGCGCAAGTCGGCGCGGAGAACGTGAAACAGGCGGTTGGCGTGACGAACAAAACTGACACCTCAAGCAAACAGGAGACCACGTTCAAAGAGTCGGCGGTAGGGAAGGTTGACACGTCGAACAAGAAATCCGTGACGACCTCCAGCATTCACGCCAACCAGATCACGGCGGACAAGATCGAGATTCGTAACGATGAAAGCGGAAGCCTGATTCCGTGGCTGATTGGTGGTGTTGGGGTGGTAATGCTGGCGATCGGGGTGTTCGGTCTTTGGCGGGAACGAAAAAACAAAGGGGCGTAATGCCCCTTTTTCTATATGTACCTCTTGACGTGCAATAGCGCTACTCCGTCTTCATCGTTAAGACCATGTTCAACCGTGTTGGTTGCGGCCATTCCTTGATAGAGCAAGATGAGCGCGGCACGCAAGTAATTTTCTGGTGTGATCTGTTTCACGCAAACAAGCCTGTGAACTTCCGTTATCAGATCTTCCACCTGGTTTCCCGAAAAGCTGTTCATCACTGAGTTGGTCAAGGTGCATCATCTCCCACATATATCGGTTATCCATACCATCGAACGACCGGAAATCAAAGCCTATCTCCCTGTTATCAGGCCCCGTACACCACACAGCGCCGTTTTTTCCGTCAAGGTATCCATTCGTATAGCTTCGCGCTAAAAACTCCTTAGAGACCATTGAGGCGAACATGCGTTGCGACACGTTGGCGGCTTTTGCCAGGCGAGGCGCTTCGCGGTGCATGTAAACGAACTTCGCAAAATCCTGCCGGGTGAATTCCCGGCGAGATTCGCAGAACTTGTAAATGTCAAGAATGAACATCAATTACCTCATGAAAGACGGGTTGATAAAGACTTCGGAATCCATCACGCAGATAAAGCCTAATTCCTCCATCTTCGGCAATAAGCGTTCCTTAATCTTTTTGCTCACCCCTGCCTGGCCTTTGAAGATCTTCAGGTTTCGGCAGGCGTTATAAATGCCCTGGACGGTCATAACACCTTTTGCCTGTTTGCAACGACTGGCGATAACGTCATACATCGCTTTAATCTCCGCTCCCTCACCAGCAAAGCCGGAAGAGTCAGCCGATGACAAATACGTTTTGCTCAATTCATGGAACATGATGATCGCTTCGTCAATTGTTGCCGTGTCGATCTTCTTCGAGCGCTTCCCGCCTGGTTGCCAGTTCCGGATCGTGTGAATCACGGACGCCAGACGCATAACCTGCTTATCAAACTTACCCATCGCGCCGCGAAGCATAGTATGCGAATATTTTCCGCCGTCGCCTAACTCTGGTTCTAATTCCTGGCGGGCCTTGTTCAGTCTCCGCATTGCCGCGTCAGTAACCTGCAACTTAACGTTTGATTCGCTCATAATGTCATGAATCAGCCGGAAGTAATCTGCCTTCAGTGACTGGTCGATCGGCTCATAGGTCGAATTCCCGTTTTCGTCGATGAACACGCGTTCGCCTAAACGGGTTTGCTCACGAACCAAAAGGAAACGCTCCGAGACACCGATCCCGCGAGAACCCGCTTGCATGATGGCGTCGATGGTTTCATCCTGGGCAATTACGCAAATGCAGCCCAAAGCCACGAATGACATATTATTGCTAACGTCGGAACGAGCGATCGATACGTGGCCTTTATCCCATGCTTTGAGCACCAGTTCGCTGTTCGTCTTCTTGCCGCCATCGTTGCCATACGTGATCCCCAAAAGGCTGTTAACCGCCGTCGCCTCATCCGAGATAACGGCAAAGTTTCCCTGGCGGTTGTTAATCTTCGCCAGACCTTCCGGGGTGGTATCGGATACCGGGAAAGTTAGATCACATAATTTTTCAAGTTTCTCTTCCAGTTCGTCACGATCTTCGAAAAGTTTCACCATATCAGATTGCGATAACTCCCCTTTTAGCGCCTGCTTGTTGGCGGACAGCTTCGCCATGATTTTCTTACGCTCCTTCTTGCGCGACTCGTTAATGCGCTCGACTTCGGCGACGATCGGATCGATGGCCAGCGAGTTAATGGCAGACTTACCAGCTGAAGGCGGCTGCGACGTGATAACGTAAAGCGTTGTCGGTTGCTCGCTGCCGTGGTACTCGACCCAAAAGCGACCCATCATCGCGGCGGACACGGTTCCGAGAAAGTGCATGTAAGCGGATGATTCCGGGAACTGAACAGAACGTGCTGCATTTAGCGCCAGCTTGCCGACCACATCGTAATCATTTGCGATCGAGATTGTTGGGTATTTATCCGCGTTTACGTCGATATCTTTGGGCTTTGGCCAGAATGAAACGGAGTCACGATACCCGTTCGCACGAATCGCAACGCGCAGGGGACTGATCCCCTCCCTTTCTGCGATGGCGATAATATCTTGCGGTGATACGCGGTCATTTAAAAACATGCCCTTGCTCCTGATTGGTTAATCGTTCGGCTAATCATATGCCGTATTAAATCCGAGATCCAGTGATAATCTAAACACGCTTGAAAAACGCGCTTGGATTATCGGGGCGCATGGCCCCGAACCCGTCACAGGTATTTAGCTTCGAAAGTCGTTCCGTCAGATACGCTGAAGCCGACCTCCTCGCGGTACAGCGTCCAGCGGCATCCGTCACGGTCGAAGATGTAGCCAGCAACCGCACCGAGCGCACGACCGCTTTCTACCTGGTAGCGCTTTCCGACGCTGAAGGATTTTTTCATCGGGTTGCTATGGTCAAGGCCGACGCATTTTAGCGTTTTGGTTTTGAGTTCGATGAACGTCGCAACCGCCGCTCCTCCGTCGCCAGCAATAAACAACTCGCCGCTAACGCCTACCGACAAAATAACGCGCTTCTTCTTCAGTTCGACGCTGTCATATACCATCATTGACACGTTGCCTTCATTGTCGACGCGGGCGGAATAAAGGTTATTTTCATGGATGTTAACGACACGGCTTGACGTGCATTTAATCTTGATTGACTTCGCCATTTATTTTCTTTCTCCCATATCGATATACAGATTAACCAGATCCAGAAAGTCAGCTTTATTTCTGCAACTCAATTTAAAGCCAACGTGCGACTCAATTTTATTTTGCATCGCAGCCAGGGTTGCGCCGCCATTATTCATCCTGAGAACTTCGCGGCATACTTCGGCGAGTTTTTGAGATATCATTTCTTCACCACCTTTATTTCCATGCCTTCGCAAACGCTCTTGATATCATTAATCATGCGATTAAGCCTTAAATCAGTCATTACATTGTGATGGCGGATATCAATAATCACGGCAACAACTAACAGCATGACGGCAAAGATAAAACCACCAGGCCCGGACATACACAAAATAGTTAACATCATCAAGATAATAAATTTCATTTCCGTTTACTCCGTTGCGTTTCGATGTGGTAATGCTACCCGACTTTCGCCGGGTAGTTTTAGCAATTCGTGCTATTCTCGATAATTCGCCTGGAACACAGCGCGGGCAAAACCTCGCGGGGTAATGGAGCGCAGCATTTTAGTCCTTTCTGACCTTCCGCCCAAAAACTTCCAGGCCCAAAAGAAATTCACGCCTTCTACTCCATCCGGCGGGGAAAGTCGTTTAGGCTCGACAAATCCGTTTCCGTGCCAAATGCACGTTTTCTTCGTGTAATTATCGCAATGGGGCATCTTTGGATGCCAAACAGGCTCATCCGGGGAAACATAGCCGCCGAAGTCGCGCGGGTGGAAATAGAAATCCGGCTTGCGCCATAGCGACGACAATTTTCCTACCGGATTTTCAACCATCCAGGGGCAACCATACTCGTTGCCCAGGCGTTCGACCATCTTCGCATCATCTGCGGCGGATAGCACGTCATTATCTTGCCTTACGTGCTTGATGCCGCTATGCGCTAACAGCGTGCATGACGGGAACGCAAAAATGAAGTCAGGATCGGGAACGCCGAGAATCGATCGCTTCACGTCAAAATCCTTGTCGATCCAAATGTTAACATACTGGATATTGGGGTGAACCATTCGAATGCTGTATTCTCCGTGGTCGCCGGAGTCGGCATTGAAGCAATACACCTTGCATCCCTTGATGGCCCACGGCAGGCCCATGATACCTGAGCCGTCGAACATGCAGTAAATAACCTTTTCTTTCATGCTTTCCACGCCTCAATGAACATTCTGTTCGATTCCAGCGTCAGCGTGACGCCAGCCAGGGAGGACTGAACGAGGCGACCTCCCGGAACCGTCCCGATGATGTAGCGGCCTTTCGACTTCGTGATCGTGATCTGAGTGAAGCCGGAGGCGCGGTTCATGCGGAGAACGACGCGGCCATGCGCGTTCAGGACGGCGAGAATGGAATCAGTCTTCGGGTGGTTCATTGTGTAGCTCCTTCGCTTGTTGGTGTGGTGATAGTATGCCACTATCCCGCCATGTTGTTTTAGCAAAACGTGCTATGCCGGAACGCAGGTCGCGTAATCCTGGCTGATGTAGATCGTGCGCTGAACGCGAGGTTCATGATCGCCGAGTTCCTGGATGGTAACATCGTTGCTTCCTACCCGGCACGGAACCGATCCGAAAATAAACTCGCCAGTCTGCTTGTCGTTGATTTGCCATACATTACCGCCCTCCTTTTTGACAACCAGGAAAGGCGCACTTTCCGCGCTGAACTCTTCCGGGCCACGACCGTAGTAATGCGTGATCGCAGCTTTAGCCGCAGCACTGAAGGCATCGGTAACGTCATTGGTCGCCTTGTCGCGCATGGCCTTGATACGCTCTTCAGGCGATCCGATGATGTAGGAAAATCTGTTCGAAATGGTAACTGTTCGCATTATATTTTAACATCGTTTTGGTGGATGAAGTCGGCGACGTAACGGCATTCGATCGGATTCTCGATGCCCGCGAGCACCTCGCACGACCCGTTATTCAGTAGCTGGCAATGCTGGCACTCCGCGCCGCCAACACTGGCAATGACAATGGCGATCCCGTTGCATGAACCGCCGAACATTCGATGAGGGAAGG